CATGGGGTAAATCTTCATGCCTATTACTCCCCAGCGGGCGCGGCAGGCATGGCAGGCGCGGCCGGCGCGGCGGGCTCTGCACCCTGGCCCGGTGCGCCAGCCATCATCTCGGCGTCCTGCGCGTCATTCAGAGCCTTGTGATCAGCCTCATGCCGAGCCGCCATCTTGCGATGTTCTTCACGATGATTGCCATGAAGGTCACGCCGCTCGGTCTCATGGCGCTTGTTCAGTTCAGCACGCCCCTTGGCAAGACGATCCAGGAGTTCAGCACGATCCGGCTTGCCGTCCTTTTTCTCAGTCTTGGGTTCGGCTTTTTTCTCGGCTTTCATGTCCGGCTTCTTCTCTTCGCCGTCCTTACCCTTGTACTGCAAACGCGCCATGTTCTTAGCCTTTCGATTTGTATTGGAGGCGCTTCTTGGTGCCATCCTTGTGGTGCATTCCCATCAGGGTCTGAGCGAGCCGTGCCTGCTTACCTAGCACGCCAGGAGCGCCAGTCTTCTCAGCGGCATATTCACGTGTGGTTTCACCGGCAGCCTTCGCCTTGGCAGCGAACTTGCCCTCATGCTCCTTGGGGATAGCCCCTTGAATCCACTTCTTCTTTGCCACCGGCTTGCTCCTACTTGCCATATCTAGCAGTGTCTGGCTGCTCACTTTTTAGGCATGCGCGGATAACTCATCTTCTTCCGCTGTTGTTTATGTTCAGGAAGCTTGCCGGGCTTATCTTCCGCGACAAACTCTTTCGCCACATTCTGGGAGACGCCACCATCGCCTCCCTTTTTAGACGCGGCGCTGTACATAAGGCCGCGCTGCGCCTGCGAGACCGGCGGCAACTATTTGGTCCGATACCAAGACGCGGTGGAAGCCACATACTGCCAGCACTGCGATACGCCGATGGCGAGCGGCGAGGTATTCGCCGTGACGAGGGTCTGCCCGGTATTGGCCGAAACAGTCAGGGTCGTGACCGTCTGCGAGGTGTTGATGCACTCGGTCTGGCCATCGGACGGCGCCGGCGCCAGCGTAACGCCGAGGGTCGAGATCGTGCCAGCCGGGGTCAACTGGAAATAGTCCTGGTTGTTGGCGAACGTCAGGGCGGCGCCGGTAAGCGGAGACGCCAGCGTGTAGCTCGGCGCACCGGCAATCTGGCCCAGGGTGACGTATTTGTTGCCCACCGCCGGATTGCCCATCGGCAGATCCTGCACGAGGTCACTCGGCGTGGTGTACGGCAGAGCGGGCGGGATGTAGGACTGACCGGCCGCAACCGAGGTCTGCGCCATGGCGAGGCCGGGAATGGCGAGCAGTGCAATCGAGGCGAGAAGAGAAAGCTTTTTCATGGTCATGGTTCCTTAAACGACAGAGCCGCCGCCGATATCGGTCAGCGTAGCAGTGGGAGAAGCGCCAATGGTATTGATCGTCACAATGAAATCGCGCCAAGTCGCAGTCGCGATCGTGTCGGCTGTGCCGTTCAGGGTCCAACCAGTGTTGGTCGTTACCGTCAGCGTCTGTGTAGACCCGACATTGATAATGCGAAGATTATAGGTAAAGCCCGCATAGACATTCGAACCAATCGCCGCGATCATCGCTGCGACAGTTGGGAGCTGGATATTCGCGGGGGCTGAGAATGTCCCTGTCATAGCCAAGACAGTCTCGGCTGAACCGCCCGTGATATTCGCGGCGGTTAGCGTGGTCCCCGCCGTCGCGGCATTCGTGTTATAGACGTTACGGACGCCAAGAGCACCATTCTGCGCCATCCATTCCGCAAGGATAGTTAGTGATGCCGCAACCCACGCACCAGAGCCGGTATCGACGTTGATCTGGTTCGCCCCGGAAAGTTGCGTCGAAGACCTGACGGGGATTTGACCTTGCTGATAGACCACGAGCTAAACTCCTATGCCAGAAGCGGGATAGCGAGCGACTGCGCCGCGCCGCCAGTTGTGGAAATTCGATAATTGATTTCGCCAGACGTGTAGGCTGTGCAATTAAACCGATAGAGAACCTCACGCTCAGGCTCGCCGAATGACGTGCTGATCGGCGTTCCGGCGGAATAGATTGCCATCTGCCCGCTTCCGCCGACGTTGCAAACAATCCATGTCGATCCGCCATCAAAGGACCGTTCGAGTTGAACGCTGCCAACGTATGTGACGTTAGATCCGGTGAACACAGCCGCGCTATCCGTGCCAGATGCCAAGATGCCATTGGCAGTCGGCGTGAACACGAACGGGACCGGCAGATTGTTGTTATTGATGGCAGTCGGCGCATTAGAAATCTGAACTATGCCAAGCTGCTTAAAGCCGCGCACGGGGAATGTGCCATCTCCAATGTACGGCTGGATGATCTTCGTAACGGTCGTATTGGCCGAGATATTCGGACCAGTCACGGTGGCGCCCAATAGGCCATTGGTCTGGTACAAGCCATTGATAACGCCAGGAGCGCCAGGATAGAAACCCTGCGTCGATCCCATGAGTGTTATCGGAGCCAATGCCAGAGTAGCCGTCGTGCCACTCAGAGCGCCCAGCGTAGTACCAAGCGGAACCAGAGTGCTGTTAATTGCATCTCCCGCCGCGATGCCCGTACCCGTTGCCACCGTCGCCGACAGAGAGCCTGCGGTTGTGGTCAGAGTATCGACTAGCGAGGCGTAGATCGAGAAGTTCATGGGGCCGATGAACGCAAACGGCGCGCTCGGCCCCACACCACTGAACGTCCCCGAAAGGACAGCATTCGCCACATCTCCCTTAGCCGGGAGACCTGATGCCGAAACTCCTAAGGGAGACGGGATACCCATGGATTACCTCGTTCCGAGCTGCGTCTGTTTCGCCGGCGCCATGACGGTGCCGAGGATAGCCACTTCAGAGGCATTCGGATCAATCGGCGCGCGAAGCTTGAGCATGCTCGATGAGTTTCCGCGATCAAGATCGGCTGGGATCGAGCTTTCCATGGAGCCGACAGTCTGGCGAACGGGACCGCGACCTTTGACCACGAGGCCATTCTTCGCAGTCACCCAATAGCCCTGGTTATTGTCAGCCCATTTGCCGCCGATCTGCGAGTTGTCGCCGACAGATTCGCGGTAAGCATCATGGATTTCAGCGGCCACGCCATTCAGCGGAACCATGCCATCATTCGGCGCACCCATCCAGAAGATTTCAGTCGGCTGAGCCCGCTTGTTGGAATCGACATAGAACGGCTGGATCAACTGGTTATCCAGGTACATCTGCACCCGGATGCGGTACTCAGGAACGAGCCCGAGTTCCTGTGCCGCGTCGATATCGTCGGCGAGACCTTCGGCCTTCATGCGTTCATGAACCGCCTTGAGCAATTCCACCATCCGAACGTGAGCCTTGGCACGCTGCGCCAGAATTTCCGGCGCAACGCGCTTGCGGTTTGTGCCCTGGTCAGAAATATCAGCAATCGCCAGTGCGAGCCGCTCCACCAGATTGTCATCGCCACTGGACGCTGACTTTGAGGCGAGCAGTTCGGCCGCGAATTGCTTGACCTGAGCCGAGACGATATCGCTCAGCTCGGCTTTAGTCAGCGTGATGGTGTCGTGATTCTGGTCGGTCACGTGGTAACTGCTCCTTGGTGGGCGGCCGGGGGGACGAGACATTTATTAGGCAACCACGAAGTTCGATGGCGAATAACGGTTCGCCTGATCATCGCGCTTCGGAGTAATGAACGCCGCCGCAATCGTGCCGGCAGTGAACTGCGTGCCGGTCGGGGTGGTGAACAGCAGGCGGAAGTAACGCGGGCGCTCATTCGCCGGGAAGGCAGCCGGGAAATCCATGCGAAGCACCTGGCCAGCAGTAAGCTGAGCGGCGGTGATGGCGCCAGTTTCCTGGAACACCTGCCACGTACCCGGCGCGTAGTTACCAGCAACGCCAGTATCGGGCGCACCCTGGAATTGCACATTCAGCGTGGCGGCATCGATAGTGGTGGCCGCCGTGCCGATCGTGATCTGGATCAGCGGACGATTGTCGCCGATGCCCATATCAGCGCCGAACACAGACACGTTGCCGATGATATTCTGCGGCGCGGTGTTCTGGCCAGAGCCGAGGATGTCGATGACGTTAGAGGGGAACGTCGCACCGGTAGCACCAACGATGGAGAGGTTGGTGCCCGGCGGCACGAAATTGAGGGCTGCGTCGAGAAACATGGCGGTTGACCTTTCAGAGATGGACTACTATAAAAGTTTCAGACACCCCAAAGGACTTACATGAAGCCCGTCCCTGAGAGAGAAACCGCCAAGCTTGCTGGCGAGCGATTTTATTCTACCGGAAAGCCTTGCAAGAATGGTCATCTTTCCAAACGATACACTGGAACTGGTATTTGCGCTACATGCGCGACCATTAATTCCAAAAAATGTCAGGCAAAAGCTCCTGATCATCCAAATCGCGCTGCCGCCCGAGCCAATGGGCTGACGCACTGGTCTGCTGGACGAGACTGCAAGCATGGGCATGGCGACAAGCGCCTTGTGTCCAGCGGTCAATGTCTTGGCTGCGCCTTGGTATTTTCCAAACTCTGGCGCGAAGCCAACCCTGGAGCAGAAGCTGATGCCACGAGAAAGCGCCGCGCTAAGAATCCTAGCGGCCATCGCGCGGCAAGTTTGAAGTGGGCGAAGGAACAAGGATACGCCTTTCGATGCGATTAAGTTATCGCGCTTTCGACATTAAGTAGTTGATCACTGATCTTCACCGGGATACCGCGATAGCCCATGACCGGCTTGCCAGCGTAGTCATCCAGCTGGAGCAGCACGTTACGGTCACGCATGGCCTGCACATCCATCCAGTGACGGATGGTACGGTTGCAGTACCAAACCGGACGCACGGTCGGCTCCGTTTTGGCATCGGTCTTGGTGATGCCAGACGTGGTGCCCGTCAGTTTGGGGAACAGCAGCAGCGCCTGCGCCATGGTGGCGAACAGATCCAGTGCATTCGGGCCAGCGAGCCCGGCATTGGTCGTGTCGATGTTGGCAATGCGGCAAGCATAGCGCCAGTCCATCGGGCAGATGCCAGCCTGCTGGCGGAACCAGGAGGTATAAGCCTCGAAGCGGTTGCCGACGGCATCGTAACCGGGGACGATATCGCCTTTGTCTTCCATGGTCAGGCCCGCAGCGGAACCGGCCGGGAAGGTGGCGAAGATCGTATTCGGCGACCAACCGACGAGCCAGAGCGAGGCATTGGACGAACCAGTGCCGCCGCCATTGATAATGTTCGCGCCATTCTGCGCCAGCGCGATGCTGTTATAGAACGGAGATAGGCCCATGAACTGCGCCGGATTAACGGTCGTATTGCCGTACCACAGCGTCTGTTCGATGGTCTGGCTCATGCCTTCCAGGAACGCGACATCCTCGCTCTCGCGGAATTTCTCCTTGTCGCCGGAATGCTCGGCAAGCGCGCGGTCCACCTGGGAGTAATCTTCCAGCATACCCATGGACACGCGCCCTTTGGCGGTGGTGGATTTGCTGTAGGGAACGCCCTGGTTATACTGGCGCCACTGGCCGGCAGGGATCGAGGTACGGAACACGAATTCGTGCCCAGTACGCTCGTTCGCTTCGATCCACGGCAGATCGTCGTGGAGTTCATTGCACTGCGAAAGCATTTCCGCAATAACGGGAATGTTGCCGTCCCCAGTCTGGCGGGAAGCAACATCGAGAAGGGTTGGCCAGGCGCCGATAGCTATGACACGTACTCCTTATACTGGGTCAAGTTTAAGTTACTGCCCATCGCGGGCCTCGCGGTTGGATTTGTAGATATCGCGCAAGTTTTTCGGCTTACCAGACATTTCCGGCGGCGGCTTAATGCCAGTCGGCCCCATCCCAGGTTCGTCGATGAAGCGCGCCGCGCGATGCAGCATCTTCAAAAGAATAGGATGGTCGCCCATCCCGGTTACGGCCAGAGCATTGTTAAACGCGGCCATATCGCTGTTATACTGCTCAGTCCCAGGCCGCGCGGACGACACCAGCACGTCGCGAACGCGAGCGATCGCGCCCATAGCAGTCTGATGTCCCGCGCCGCCGATCTCAGGATCAGCCATAACTTCCTTGCGCCAGCCCTGGCGCACTTCACCGAAAACGCGGTGCTGTTCGCGCGCCATGTGATCCTGCATCGCCACTACGGACTGCTGCAAAGCGGATGCGTGCATGTCGAGAAGCGCTTGACCGACTTCCGGCGCCACGCGCGCGCCAGCCAGGATGTCGTTAAACTTGCCAATCTGCTCGGACTCAACCTTGATGCCATCCGGGGTTTTCCACTCAGGATAGATGATCGGATCAAGAGTAGCAGCTTCAACCGCTGCGGGTTCCTGGGGCTTATCAGTTGCCTCGGCAGATTTATCTTCGGCCTTGGTCGCAACTTCGACAGCCGGATCAGCCTCAACCTTTTCAGGTTCAGTAGGCGCATCAACGACAACTTCAGCGGCCACAGGCTCGACTACGGGCGCCACATCACCAGGCGATAAAGCTTCGCCCAGCATGGTGGGCGTATCGGTATGCGCGACGATAGGCTCGACAGCGGGCGCTGTCAGCTCGACAATCTCATCCGGCTGCTGGATAGCCTCAGACATCAATCACCTTTCTTGCGGCGCGGAGGTTGCGGCTTGGCGAAAGCCGGATCACACTCATCGTGCATTTTGCCAACGCCATCGCGGCTGATACGAAAGAGCGAGCGATAAAGCCGTTGCGCCGTATCGCGCTCGCCAGCGTGATACCAAGTCGCTTCCGGCTGCGGATTGCCGCTAGGGCCGCACGCAAATCGCTCCTCAAACACCCGGCATGACTGGAGGAAAGCCCAGATTTCACGGCGTCCGACTGGACTAGCCAGAACCGCAGTCCAGAACTCATCGCCTTCACGGATTTCTCGCTTGCGGCGGCTTTCGCGCTCTTGCGCGGCAGCCGGATCAGCGACGCTAATAGTCCCATCATCCGGCTCGTTATCTTCAGCAGGGATAAGGATGCCATCATCATTCATGCGGCAAACTGTGAGTGCGGCGACATGACCTGCATCGGACGTCCCTGAGTGCGGATATCCTTAAAGGCTTCCGGCAGGATGATGCCACGCTTGCCCGTTGCCTTGTCGCGCAACTCCTCGGCAGCCTTGAGGCCGGCCAGAAGGTTTTCGCCCAGTTTGGTGAACAGCTTGCGCGACAGATGGCCACGAAGCCAGTCGCCGGCTCGGTTGTGTGCCTCGTTCATCATAAGGCCTATCTGGAACCATCGGCTATCACCGCGCCAGACAGCAGCTTGCCGACATGCACCCTCGATCAGCAGCAATTGGTGGCGAAGGTCATTGTACGCGGGGCCAGCAGCGGGCACATTGGCCAGCTTTTTGCAATTATCCGCCGCTAGACGGAAATTCTCGACCAAACAGGAGAATATCTCGGCTTCTGTGAGCATATATATGGCATTGCCCGACGCTTAGCCTAAAAACAAGGCATTTTAGATAACCCTTGACATCGCGTTGCTCATGGTGGTTAAATGGCTCCATAATGGTTAATGGTGGTTGTGAAATGACCAAGATAGTTGAGCGAGTGGCCAGGGCGCTTTGTAAGGATGCAGGGTATGATCCAGATGATTGCCACGGCATATCTCCGCTTTGGATGAGTTTTAGGCATAGGGCGATCGTCGCCATCGCCGCTATGCGCGATCCAACCATCGAGATGACCGATGAAAGAGGAGACGCAGAGTTCTGGTTTGGAGGGGAATGCGTCCGAGAATGCAGGATAACCAGGGTAGACGCGGTTTTGTGCGGATGACCGACTGGTTAACCCGAAAGCAGGCTGCAAACTATCTGATAAGCATCGGGTGCGCCATATCCGAGGGAACGCTTACCAACATGGCCGCCAACAATAACGCAGGCAAAGGCCCGTCGTTTACCCGTGTAAGCTGGAAAATCGTCCGTTATAACCGCGCCGACCTGGACAAGTGGGCGGCTGCAAGATGTGTGAGGGTCGAGTGATAATCGCTATCCTGTACCGCATTCTACGGGCTTTGGCTTTATTTGGCGCGTCAACAGTGATCGTGTGCGTGGTGATCATGTTTGAGATCATTATACATGGCAGAACTGCCTGAGTGCGGAGCCGCTATCGTGGCTATTGATTTTCTCCCCCACGGCGTGGTCGAAGTTAAAACCAGCACTGGCAGCATCTGGCTGCTACGGATGTCAGATAAAGTTTGGACGCTGGCTAAGGAACCTGGAAAATGACAGCGGATGTGATAAACGAATATCGGCACAATATGACCAGAGCTAAGCGCAACTTCGCGCTATGCGTGGTAGAGTTGCGGAACTACGAGCCGCCGATTTTCAGGGATGATCTCGTTTCCCCAAAGTGGCGGGACAAGGCTGACCGGTTGCGCAATGCCGTTCACCGGGCCGAGCGGTTTGCGAGGCTGGGTGACTTTAACGCCGCCGTAGCGATCTTGATCAAGGAGAATGAGCCCGCATGATGATCCAGCTTAATCCAACCATCCCCATGACGACGCCACGCGGTCCGGGATATGCAATCATGGTGATCGACTACAGCCAGGAGCATGAACTATTTTTCGTTGTCGCCCAGGACAACGGCGAAATCTGGACGTGGCGTAATCAGGATGTGCGTATGCAAACCAACATCACTATGGGGCGCAACCAGATATCTACGGTAGACGAGTTGGACGCCCGAGGATGCGTATGAAGCCCTGGCCCGTAACACATGCAGATGCTGGCGTTGTCATTGTCAGTTTTCTCGTGATAATAATGGCCATAGAATTCTTCTTCATCATCCGAAATCGTTAACCCCATATCCTGTGCGCGCCATTCTCCAGGTTGTTAAGCGAGCAACCTTCAACGTCTGCCTCTCTAACCGCATCCCCAGGCAATCCGACATGGGATACGGCATGAGCAAACCCTGCCGCGCTGCAAAAGTTCAAGGGTAAGGCAGACATCGCTTTATTACGACGCTTCTAATATTCTCTTAACGAGAGCAAGAATTTCCCGCTGCTGCATCATGTGCATATCAGCCAAATCCTGTTTGAGATTTGATCACGCGCTTGGCTGCATCTGCCCATGCGGCGCGCTCGGTCTTGCCCTCGCCGATGTGACGGTAACTGTCCAGGGCGATATGAACTATCATTCCAACCGTTTGGGCGCGAGCCTTTGGGAAGTGATTGCGAACAAGTGCCAGGTCATCACGTAGGCTCATTCAACCACCTCCAACGCCAAGCAATGATCCAAGTGCGTTATCTGGACCGATCTTTGTCTGGGACAAACCCTGCGCAGCTTGAACCGCAGCTTGCAGATTCTGTGGCGCCTGCGCCTGCTGCTGCGCCTGAGCGTGTACCTTATCATTCTGTGCCACCACATCGTCGGTCAGGATGCAGGAGATCGGGAAACCTTGACTATCAGCGTACTCGCGCATCGTCTTATCAAGGTCGAAAATACGGATAGGCGAGGGTAAGCCGGCAGCCTGAGCAGCTTCCTGTAGCGAACCAGCGGTTGTAAGTACATCTCGTATCTTCACGGCCTCGCTCGCGCGCATAGCCATGGACATAATCGACGTAAACGATATCTTGAGCGGAATGCCTTGCAGAGACGGTGGGATCGGGTCAATCATCCTGCGCCGGATCATGATGTCGAGCACGCGCTGAATGATCTGGCTTAGGGCGTTCTCGGTCGCATTGATGACCGGCCCGATAGCCTGGAGTCGCTCAAGGTTGCGCTGGGTCAGTTCCAGCTCATTCCTGGGCTGCACGCCTTCCATCTGGCTGATGGCCATGAACACATCAACGAACAGGCACTTCTGGAGCCGCTGATTGACCAGTTCGATGTCCGCCGTAATACCCGCCAGCCATTCCGGTTTTGGCTCGAACAGAGGGTAGAAACCCTTGCCGTACTGGTCAGCGGTCACATAGGTGATGTGCGCCGGCTGGATCGACGCTGGCTCATTCTTCATCTGGACGGACGCGCCCATCGGTGGACGGACGCCCTTTTCAATGAACTCGGCCTTACGTAGCGTCTCGCGCTGCACCTGTTTATTGTCACCCAGCGCATCCATGCACGGAGACCGGTAATAGGCGTCATTCGATGAGCGCGACCATCCGAACACGGCAAATGGTGGCGTATTGAAGCCACGCGCGGAAAGCGGCGCTGGCGTCTTATTGCCCTTAAGCCAGTAGATTTCCCGGAAAGTGAACTTATCCGGAACCAGCGGCGCTCCCTGTTTCTTGCCGACGGCGAAATTTGGCTCGATCGCGTGACACACAACCATCTCGCTGTCGAGCGATCCGCCAGCGTTCTCCCACATCACCTGGATCTCTTCGGGGCAGTTCTCAATTCCGAACATATCCACGATTTGAAGAATTGTCAGAGTAAACTCGCGATATAATGTATCCACAGAGAAACGTGCGCCGACGCCGAGATAATATTCACCCGCCACAGGAAGGTAAAAGCGCACAACATCCTCGTAATCCTCATAAACGATGACCGGCGCCTGACCGATAAGCGCCGTATCCTCGAACGCTTGGCGCATGATCTCGTAAAAGTTGCTCTGCGCGAGTACAGTAGTAACCTTCTTGGTCGAATTTTCGAGCCACTGCTTTGCCGGCGCGTCGAGCTTCACCCACGATAGCGCGATGCTCATCTCGAACCATGGATAAGACGGGTTCGTCATGCCTGACCACATGCCCGCAGCACATGTGCGAAGAGCCTGCAATCCGGTGCTGTCGATTATGGCCTCGTTGATGGGGTTGCCCCTCCAAGTGCGGTTCGCGACCGGAATAAAAAGATACCTTCGTGGTGAGAAGTATTCGCAAAGACGGGACCAGTGCGACCAGAATGAATACCGCCAAACGTACAGTTGATTACGCCGATTTTCGAGATGGGAATACATCCGATCCCAGGCTGGTTTATTTTTGAGTTTTTGAACAGCGGATGACGGCTGCTGGGATAGCAGTGTGCTACTCATATTCTCATAGAATGCTTGGCTACTGTCAGGAGTGGATTGATTAACCACCGGCCGATCCTCCACCCAGCGCCGTGGACTTAGCGGCTGGTGCTGCCGTTGTGTCTAGAGGCCCGGTTTTAATTGTGCCGCCATAACCCATGCCACCAGCAGCGGCAGCGGCATTCTGGTTTGCCTGTGCAGTCTCCGCCGTTGTAGCGAGCGTCGGCGGTGGAGGGGGCGCCATTGGGGCTTTGGGGGCTTTCGGTGCGAGCTCGGTAGCTGCTACTGTTCCAGCAACGCTAGCGACGGTCGCCGCGACGATAGGTATGGCTGCGGGCATTAAACAAGTTCCTTTACGTACACGTCTTCGATGTGCGTGTAACCGAGGCGCTTAAAAATCGGCCCATTATTGAGCTTCATCGTCGTCGCGTTATATATCTGCTTCACACCGAGATCCTTGAGCGAGGATTCGGCGAACAAGAACATCTTGATGCCAATTCGCCCATACCTGTATTCCGGCAGGATATAATACACATCGGCGAAAGCCATAAGGGTTGATTTGGCGTGCAGATGTGTTCTCATCACAAAACTATGATAGCCAATTAGGCGGCCGTCGTCTCTAACCAGCACGAGATGCAAAAAGCCGCCATTATCAAGCATCTGATATGCGTCATAATCAGGGTCAAAAGGGGCATTTTCCTGGTTATTGTCTATTTCTGCCCAATGGATAGGCAGCAGAAATTTAAGATCATCTCTGCAATCTACCCATCGTTCTACGGTATATGTGATCACCTGTACATCCTCGCCACCTCGGCATCGTCACTGCCGTACGGGTTAAAGTCGGAGCGCGCTATATTATTGGTGCGGCGCGGCATGATATTAAGCGGCGTTACTGGATGAGCGAACGTCAGGGCGAATGCGTCGGCCTCGTCGGGGCTGTATCCGAGCTTGGCTTTGATCGCCTCTTTGGGTTCGAGGATTAGCTTGTCTCCCTTGAACGAATAATGAGTCTGCGTCATTGCAGCAGTTATTTCGGGGCTTTCCGGCAGCGCCCCGCCGCGCTTGATCCACTCCGCGAAGTCAAAATACATCTCTGCGCGCTTGTTAAAATACCGGGCAGGATTGGTGGCGGACTGACTAAACTGCACACCGATTGCCGTGCGGCCCATGACCGCGAGCTGATCATACCAGCCTGAGCCAAACCCGCCCGTCATATCTATAAAACACGCATCAGCCCCCCATTCGCTCCACTCGCGAGAGACATGGCCGGCGCCCTGGGTAGAGTCTATGTTGCGATGCTTCGCCACCTTGAAAGCCTGGATGCCTTGGCGCCTGGCTATCACGCTGGCGTCTCCACCGTCGCGTGCCACATCAACGCCGAGGATTTTTGGCGCGGAGCCGATCTCGAATTCGCGGTAATATCGCTTCATCGATGCCTGCATTTCCTCGATCCCTATCAGGGAGTTAAGAGACGAGGACGGAAATTCTCCAAAAACGTTAACTTTCACGAAATTGTTGTCGCGGCCGTATTTTTCGATCTGTTCACGAGCCCATTGTACCGAAATACGCGGCGAGCGCTTCGAGTCGTCTGGATCGCCTGTAATGTGGATAAAATGCCACAAGCGCCGCTCGGACGTAGCCGCGCGGTAGAGAGGGCCTGCCAAATGCGTCGGATTACCCGCAATAACTAGGTGCCCCTCGATGCACGATGCCAGCGCCGCTTCGGCCGCAGCCATAACTGCGTCAGGAATACCGCCGGCCTCGTCGATCACGAACATAATATAATCAGCGTGGAGACCGGCTAGAGTATTTGCCTGCTGCTCCGAGCTGGCCGATTTTGCCCATGATCGCGCCGACATAAACCACGTCTCAGGATGGTCTTTGGCGAATATGCGCGTTTTCTGCCAGACAAACGCCGCACTTAGAAATGGGCTTTTGTTCTGCCATTTCGCCATTTCGGCCCATAGCGTATCGGCCAACGTATCAGCAGTGATCGACGTAGCTGCAATTTTTGGGTGGAGGCGGGTGGCGAGGAAATTCCAAGCCAACCACGCGAGGAGGCATGACTTGCCAGGCCCTTTCGCTGCGGACATAGCGAGGCGGGGGTTATGAGGGAATGCCTCCAAGATATCCGCTTGCCACGGATCAGGCTCAACGCCAAAAACTTCACGGACAAAATCCGCAGGATGCTCCCGCCATCGTCGTATGTTATCCGATGCAGACGGCTTACTCATCCTGCGGCACGCTGGCCTGGACGAGAGTTTCCAGGGTCACTACGCCCGAGTGCTCAACCTGCTGCTTGTCGGCGTAGGCGCTCGACAGCTTAGATGCACGCCACCTGTAATGGCTGGCCAACTCACGGGCGCGCGCCACCTGGGCGGGAGTGGCATCCTGCGGCAGATCACTCAAGACGTTTTCCGCCGCCGCATCCCACGCATGCCCAGCAGCTCTTACGGCGGCTTTCGCGCGCGCGGTTCGCTCTTCGTCTGCGGCGATCCAGTTGCTTAATGCCGTCAGACTGCTGCCCCACTCCTTTGCGACGTGAGTGAGCAATCTGCCCGACATGAGCAGTTCGACCAACTCATCTGTTGTTTTTCCGGCGAGTTTCAGCGGAATGGCCATAATCCTCGCATACACCACAAACCACATTCTTGGGAAGGGATTTGCCTTGACGCGCCGTTTTTTTGGCTTTCGCGTCATGCCGCCCCCCTTCGAAAGGCAATAGCGGCATGTTTGGGGCAGTAGCTTTTGCCTTCAAGGGATGGTTCGTCGCAGTATCGCCAGTCCGGCTTTTCGCCAAACACCCAGCAGCAAGGAATTTTCCGGGTCCTGGACATGGTTAACGTCCTCATGGGCGTGACTGTAGCTGACGGGCGCATAACCGCCTGTAGCGCCTCCTGGCTGGCTTTACGCGGTATTCGGCGGTGTCCATGATCGGTGCGCGGTTTGATCGGGTTTGCACGTTGCGGAAGGTTGAGCCGGTGCGCCTGGCCCAGCACCTGGTTTTTGGATAAGCCACCGAGATACTTGCCGATATTCGTGGCGGACATGTGCGGGGTTACGGCCCATATGTCTACCAGTCGTTGCTTGAGGTCGTCGGTCCATGGGTTGGGGCGGGTCATTAGCGGTTCCTGTGGTTGGGGTGGATGTTGTCGTGCGGGGTTGTGGGAGGCAAGCACCCATTGCAGGGGTTTCACCCATTTCCCCATATATACCGTACGAGGGGTATTTTTTATAAAAGCATTTTTCGTGATACCCGCGCGTACACATACATATTCTACTTTAAGTAATCGCTGTATTTCCCCTATACGCCATATATGGGAATACACCTGAAACCCCTGCACATCCCTGCATCTTAACCCCAAAAGTGGCTGATTTCCGCCAATTGGGCTTGCAGGGATCATGCGCGGTCATCCGCTGTCTCGTGATATGACGTCTGCCTAAATTCTAGGCGTATTCCCTTAAAGGTTGCATGCCTACGGCCGGTAATGCGGGAATATCCTTTGCCCTCCATGGCCTGAGTGAATGATTTTTGCGTGCTTGGCTTTTCACCCGACGCCATCATCCATGCAGCGTAATCTTTGTAGAGGTTCGTGCTTTGCTCATCGTATAACTCGTTAAACTCGCACCTGTCCTTGAGCCACAAGGACATGCCGTCCTCGCTACTAAGGTACTCATCAGTTGCGTCAGTCACCACTTGCGGCGCTTTCAAGCCAACTTCTTGCCAACCGATACATCCATCTATTGCCCATTGGAGAATGCCGGGCCACTCGGCTTTCAGCTTGTCAGGCAAATCAAGATCGCGCTCATGCTTGGGGATGGTGACTGTGAACGGGATAAGGTTGAACCGGCGCCTGATCGCCGCGTCTACGTTTTTTAGGCTGGGCTTATGGTTGCCAGCTATCATAAGTTTGAATTGGGGCTGATACGTAAAGAAGTCCTGCCGCATGAAGCGGGCCGTAATGGGATCGCCACCAGTCATAGCCTTAACCCGACTTTCTGCCCACGCCCGGCCTTCTTCCGTCTCCTGACTGACGGCAAGGCGGGCGCCGCGAAGCATGGCTAGGTCTGTAGGGTGACGGTCAGATGGCGACGATGTGAATGTGTCCATGCTGGCAACCGAAGCATAATCACCGAGGATGGACGATATCGTGTTTAGAAATACGCCCTTACCGTTGCCCCCTGTTCCGTAGAAGAAAAACAACGCCTGTTCGGTTGTCGTGCCTGTCAGGGAATAGCCTATGACGCGCTGCAAAAATGTTTGAAGCTTATCATCGTTGTTCGTGACCCTTTTCAGGAAGTCGCGCCAGATAGGGCACGCGCCGCCGGGAGTTACGGCCGTAACTTTTGTGCAATGGTCGTTAGGTGACGGGGGATGCAACTCGCCGGTTTTAAGGTCAACCGTCCCGCCTGGGGTTGCAATTATCCATGGGTCAGAATCCCAGCGGTCAACACGCGTTGCATGCTTTCTGTCATTTCGTGCCAGGCGTTCGACCGCCGCCACCGTAGCCGCTGAGGATATGCTTTTTACGACAGATGGATGGCACTCTTGCGATGCTTCACGGCACACAACGCGCGCCAACGTGAACACGTGCAAGGTCTCGTCCGGCTTCCAATGAGATCCTACCCATTCATTCCAAGAGCCAAATTTTGCCGTATATCGCAAATGATCCTTGTACTTTTCGCTAAATCTGAGGGCCAGATCATCATCCGAAAATTCAGGGAGGGCGGCTTCAGGGTCGGCCATGTCTCGCCGGGTTGCTGTCACTTCCGCGTCAAGAGTTGCGGGCCGGACCCCTAGATGTAGCGCAGCCTCTTTGCGTTGCTGGTCATATTCAACTTTTGGTAAACCGGCTAGAAAAACAATCTTATCGGCTATGTGCTGGTCATACTTGGCAAGGTGTCGGTATAGTTTATTTGATGCCTTAGCCGCCGACATATCAGGGAAATCAACCATTGGCATGTTCACCCACACCCATAGCTTGGCTCACAACCCAATGTGCAATGCGGCACACATCGTCCCGCGCAAACCCCAAGCGGGCGCCTTCCTCTATGCTGGCGCGTTCGATTTCATCTTGTGGTAATGCCCGGCGGATAGCTTTGAATATGAACTTTGCAAGTTCCTTTTTCTCGGCCGTTTTGGTTAAGCCAAAACGCTCAGCCATAGCGTTAATCGCCTTGTTTCTATCGCCGTTGAAGTCGAGGATAGCCACCACATCAAAGGCATCAAGAGCTGTGACGCCACCACACCATGCGGGCAGGTTGTCGCCATGGAGCGGGTCTGTGGCGTTGTGACTAAACACGCGTTCAACGCCGCCGAAGTTCTTTATATTTGCGCCGAAGCAACTAGATGATGAATTTGGATGCTTAAAGTTTTGGCCTGACTTCTCGTATCCGTGCGCGCAAAGGATTGCGTCAAGGTCCAACTTTGATCGTATTTTCTCTATGATCGAATCGGTAGGGTCAAAACCAGCCGCTATTTTCTCTGCCATGCGATGTGCCGCCGCAGATTGCGCTTCATTCGCTATGCGCTCGGCATCGGCTTTCCTGGCCTCGTTTATTTTAATCCCTTCCGCCGTGATTTTTGCAGCATCAAGCGCGCGGCCGGTTATTACGGCCGTGAGGTGCTCATCGTCTTCGCTGGCACATGACGGCGCATAGAAGAATGACGCCGCACCTTCTTTTGATGCGTCCAGCACTCCCAATAGTCCCAGCCTAGCAGCCACAATCTCAGGTGCGTCAATGTCTATGCCGATTTCACCTGATAGCGGAAACACCATGCGATAGCGTGGATCGTGCGCTTTGTGACTATGGCTTGTGTAAACAATCGCCGCTAATCCGAGGCGCCGCACAATATCTGCGGCGGCGCCGGGGCAGGGCGGGATTTCCCCTGTTTTCTTGCTGGCCTCGATATCAAGCGCCACGGCTGTACGGGCAACTAGATTGATCTTTTTACGCCTTACCCTGCGCCCATCCGCGTCTAGGTCAAAGCGCGAAGGCACGAAGCCTGGACCATCTTTAGGGCCAACCCTACGGCTAGACAAAATCTCGCAAAACTGCCCCCAAGTAAGGCGCTCAGGATCACCGTATGCCGGTGTTTTGGCTTGCGGAATGGCAGTAGGGAACCACGCAACAGAAAATAAAATATTGGACGCGTCCAGCGACCTAACAGAACCCTCACAGGTCCCGATATAATGCGCCAGGATAGCGCGGCGGCTGGCTGCGGATGCAATGCGCCCGGCGGCGTTGTTATGTGTTCCCAATTGCGTATTCCTTCAGGTAGGGGATATAAGGTCGGCCCAAGGCAGTTGCCGCTGAAGCTAGAAGCCTTCGCCTTTAGGCGGAGGTAGTTCATCGCTCATAGGGTGGACTGCCTTTCATTGGCGGCTGATATCCAGGGTAGCGTGCGGACGCTCTGCGGCTCGATCAGCGCGCCGCACTTGCAAGTGATAAACGGGCCTTCGATAGTTTCCGCATCAAAGGAAAAATAGCCGGGCGCCGACTGATCCCAGTTTGGAACGTCGTTCTCCCGGTCACAGCAAGGGCAAACCACGCTAAACGCAGCCGGCACCATGGCGGCCTGGACGACAAGAGGGGCTGCCTCGGTCAGCTTTCCATGCTCTTCCTCGAATGCGGCTTGGCATAGGTCTGAGCAAATATAAACCTTGTCGGCAGCCTCGGAATCTACCGTGCCAAACCAGCGCCAGGGACTAACCCACACCGAAACCAGACCGCAGCAGGAACACGTGTATTTGTTGGCGCTCACCCACTGGTAAGGGTCTTCATCCAAGACGTCAGGTGCCTTGCGTGATTTTGGCCGCCGGCGCTTCGGGGGTAGGCTCATATCATTCACCGTCTTCCTGTTTATAAAACTTCCTCTGGATGCACCATTCGCACGTAAGAGGCTCGGCGACATCGCATAGCGCGCAAATATCATCCGCCTTGATATGCGGTGCGCATTCCCGCAGCGCAAAGCCCAGTTGCCGCTGCGTTGGCTTTTGTTGCGGGGAATATCGGCCACGGTATTTCAAAACGGTATACCGCTGGCTGTTATCTCCTCGGTTGGGATGTTCCATTGGCGCAAAGCAATCCGCACATCCTCCACGGAATAACAAATAGATACAGGAACGCCAGCCGCTCGGTATTCTGGTATGGAAATTTTCTGACTGTCGCTGACTTTGCCTGTTTCAGATTTTAGCTCAATCTTGAAGGCGCGCATGTTGTAGTAAAAATCTATATCCAACGGAAAACCTGCGACACATCCGCGAGACCGATTAGACGCACCTTCGCGGAGAGACCGTTTGGCCCGATTTTCGGTGCTATGCCATAAGATGCCATTTGGCGTGGTTTTACCCTCACGCCCGATAACAGCGCGTAGCCAAACGGCAACTTTTTTGTGTAAAATATCCTCATGGCGTACCGGCTTCTTGCGTGGCTCCTTAACCTCCACCTGGCCCGCGATGTATTCGGCGGCGGATTTACGGCGGGTCATTGGTCGCATCCTTTGCCGATCTGGCCTTTGTCATCCTTGGCGACAAATTTATGCCACACGACAAATCCTTGCGGACAAGCAAAACCCCACTCCCTGACGCGCGGGCCGGTGATGAAGAGCGTCCAGCACGGTTCGCCAAGCGATATAAGCCGATGCAAGGCCGTTGCTTTGCGGAAAACAATGTCGCCTGCGGCGCGGATGCGGTGCTCGCCGCGCGGCATCAGTTCGATATAGCTGCCGCGCAAGATGATGCTCACATTCCACCACGGATGATCGTGCAAGGCCCTATCATCATCGGACCTCAATATCTTATGGAGATAAATATTAAACCGCTTATTACGCGGTATAATCCACCACCGCAGCAAATACGGATCGCCTTTGTCACCGATTACAAAGTCTGGTTTACGCATCGAACAACCCCCTATCCTGATACGGCAACCTAATCTCGCGCACATGCCGCCAACCGCTGCGGCGCCGAATGTGACTTTCGGGTCGCAGTAGATCGTCGTGCTTTTTTTCGATCAGGGTACGCACGATGTCGGTTACGTTAATTTCGGTCGTGGTGTTTTTCTTTCTGATAGACGTGTTAATCTCTCACAACCTTCCTACTCGCGGCGGCAAAAAGCCTCTGGTAATTTTCCAGGCCAATTTTCGCGCCGCGTTCCCTCCATCGCCAAAAGGTGCTGAATACAATGCCGGCCTCATGGCAACATTCCGCGATTTTTCGGCCGTTGCTACGAGCCAGAGATTCGAGTTCATGGGGGGTTAATATCTGTTCCATGGCCGCAGATTACCGCAATAAAAAATTGCGTCAAGGAAAATCTTTTGCTTGACCGCAATTTTTATTTGTCGTAGTGCTTGGCTGTATTCACACCTCAGGAGTTGAGCAATGAGCATGACAACGCTATACATCACAGCCGAGCACGTAAAAGACTGGCTATATATTGGCCCTGACGTTTCGTCGTTCGATGGCCATATCGAAATCGCCGCCGACCTTGGATGGATCAAATTCGAGGGTAGCATAGTAGCGAAAGGGCGAATCCGCGCCGCCAAGGGCTCCGGCATCGAGGCGGCCTTGGGCATCGAGGCGGGCTTGGGCATCGAGGCGGGCTTGGGCATCGAGGCGGGCTTGGGCATCGAGGCGGGCTGGGGCATCAAGGCGGGCGACAGCATCAAAGCGGGCTTGGGCATCGAGGCGGGCGACAGCATCAAGGCGGGCTGGGGCATCGAGGCGGGCTGGGGCATCAAGGCGGGCGACAGCATCAAAGCGGGCTGGGGCATCAAGGCTGGACTTTCGATATCTTGCAAAACCCTCTCTGTGCGCCTGCGCATTTTTTCCGGCCTCGTGAATTGGCGCATGCCGATATCTGGCGATGATGAAATCCGGGCTAAGATCGAGAGCGGAACTGTTGCCCTCGGAATAGTCGTTTCGCCTGATATGGAGCCATAATCATGGATAATTTATCGTTCAAAGTTCGCACGAGCAAACCGAAACCGGTGTCAAAATTGTCTAAACTAGAATTGTTTTATTGTATCGTGTGCGTTTTCATCGGCGTATGCGTTGGCGGTGCGGGTTTCACTATCTCGCTTATCATACTTAACGCAGTGGGATTGCGATAATGACCAACATCGAAGATATCGAAGCCGACGACGTGGCGATTTTCCAGGACATCCAGGAAATTATCGGGAAGTTCATCGCCGCGATGGAAAATAAGATCGACCAACTGAGTTTCCGGTACGTGTTCGAGGACAATATCAAGCAATCTGTCATCGACGTGTTATCAGATTGCGGCATTCCGACGATTGAGCGCATCGAAGTCCACGTCGAACAGGCGCGGATTGAGTATGAGGAAAACCTGCGCGACGACTACGACGAGCAGCGCGCGGAACATCGGCGCGAGATGCGGGAGCTGGGTAATTGACACCCGTTGAAGCCATAATCGCCAGCATCAACGCCGACGACGCGCTCGACACGGCGCTAGATTTCAAGAGCGATCTAATGCGGGCCCGCGAGAATGTCCCATCCGATTTTACTCCGGCCGAACGAGCGGCGCTTGATCTGCTGATAGTGTCCGCTGTTGCGCGGGTTAAGATTGCGAAAATACGGGCCGGGTTGGCCATTGAAGGAGAACAATAATATGCAGAAAAAAATGACCGACATCACGCTGGCGGAATTGATGGCCATGCCAATGATTGAGCTCGAGACGATCATCCGCGAGATGCAGGACCGTCATGCGCGCAAGGCGGTACGCCACAGCGCGGAGGGTGCGTGATGGTCCCCTGTAACGAAAAAGACCAAGCTTTCCTGGATGCAGGCGCTGATTGCGGGATGTCATTCGCATACGGCGGACATAAATCCTGCGGCCAGTTCGACGTGATCGGATGCGTCTGTTTTCGATACAACGTTCCGCATTACTACCGCGCCAAGGATCAAGAGGTTCTGAGTTTCAACGAAGAAACCAAACAATGGGAATATTGCAATGACTGATGCTTTTTCACCCCTCCTACGCCTAACCCTCGCCGAACTTGACGCACTGCCAGAACATGAAAAAACCGCGCGCTGCGAAGAAATGCGAGATCGCCATGAACGCCGTACGGAACGCTATAGCGCTGAGATTATCGACCTGGCTGACGTGCTGGATAAGGCACGGCGACGGCGGCTTGCGGCTTATGGGCGTGTGGAGGACGTGTGATGGAATGGCAACCGATTGAAACCGCACCGCACAATGATAACCTGATAGGTTGGGGTGATGGATGGCAGGAACCTGAGATTATATGGCGCGACGACCCGGCGGGATTTGGCGATATAGCCGCTATGGCGACTATATTGATCTCGGTTCCGAACCCACCCACTGGATGCCGCTTCCCGCCCCGCCGTGCGATCAAAACTAAACACACAAGGACACCGAAATGACCGAAGTAAATTTCCAAATCCCCAACCGCTGGACCGGCAAGGTGCAGTTCGAATGCGTTTTGCCGCCTGAGATCGCGACGATGTCATCGCAGCTTCGGCTCGGCTACGCCGTCAAAAAGGCTCTTCAGCGCGGCGCGGACCTGCGCGGCGCGAACCTGGGCGACGCGGACCTGTGCGACGCGAACCTGTGCGACGCGGACCTGCGCGGCGCGAGCCTGCGCGGCGCGGACCTGCGCGGCGCGAACCTGCGCGACGCGAACCTGCGCGGCGCGAACCTGGGCGACGCGGACCTGCGCGGCGCGAACCTGTACGGCGCGGACCTGTACGGCGCGGACCTGTACGGCGCGAACCTGTACGGCGCGAACCTGGGCGGCGCGGACCTGCGCGACGCGGACCTGAACGGCGCGAACCTGCACGGCGCGAACCTGCGCGACGCGAACCTGTGCGGCGCGAACCTGCACGGCGCAGACCTGCGCGGCGCGAACCTGTGCGGCGCGGACCTGTACGGCGCGAACCTGCACGGCGCGGACCTGGGCGGCGCGAACCTGCGCGACGCGGACCTGCGCGACGCGGACCTGCGCGGCGCGAACCTGCACGGCGCGGACCTGCATTGTTTCAAGCAAGACCTCATTGCCGAAGTTTTGCGCCTTCCCAACGAACTGGAGGCGCTGCGCCTCGCTATCGTCGAAGGCCGCATCGACGGCTCGACCTATACCGGCGACTGCGCCTGCCTTGCAGGCACGCTGGCGAAAGCTGCGGGCGTTGAGTTTTACAATTGCGACATCGATTTGGGTCCGGTCAAATTCCACGCGGACGCATTGTCGCCGCGAGAGCAATGGTTTGCCATGATCAGCCCCGGCCAAAAGCCGGGGGATAATCAGGCCGCCGCGCTGGCCCTTGAGTGGGTCAATGAGGCCATCGCGATTCGCGACAACATTCGCGGGATGGTGGTTGCTACCGGTGATTAACACCATCGGAAAGAAATTTCTTGAAGCCATACATTCTGCCGGTTTGGTCATCGGTTTCGTGCCGTATCAGACGCCGCAGACAGTGGATACGGTGGCATGACGCCGCACATATCCATCCCGCCATCCATATCGCTCGATATCCGTTTCGGTGCGCTGCAAATCGTGGAGTACGCGGACACCGAACCGCGCGCCGTAATCGTGGCGCCGATCACGCTGGAAGATGCGCGGCGGGGGCGGGATTTGTTCCAACAATATCTGTCATTATTCCCTCAATCGGAACTATTCACGGCGTAATTTATCCGTATAATAGTCGAACAGAATAGGTACTCAGGCGCCTTGGAAGCCTGTATTTTACAAAGGAACTACCATGTCAGACGTAGCCAAGCCTAAGAGCAAACTTAAGGCAAAATCCCCAGATCTCGTTGTTGCGAAAAAAGCCAAGATCATTGCTTACGGCCCTAGCGGCGTAGGCAAAACCACCCTGGCGCTGCAATTCCCCGATGTATATTTCATTGATGTCGAGGAAGGTGCGACCCAGCCTGAATATATCCAGAAGCTCAAAGAAGCTAATGGTGTGTATCTCGGGCCGGACGAAGGCGCGGCATCTTTTGATGAGGTGCTCGGCCAAATCAAAGCTCTCGCCACAGAGAAGCATGATCGCCGTACTTTGGTTATCGATAGCATCACAAAGCTGTTCGCCAACGAGATCGCCCGTGAAGGTGAGCGCCTGCACGATCAAGGCAAAAAGAACGAGTTTGGCGCGGATAAGAAACCTGCCGTTAGCTATATGCGCCAGCTTTGCAGCTGGATTAAGCGCATCGACATGAACGTCATCTTGATCGCTGGTGAAGTCGCGGAATGGGGGCTCGACGGCAAAGGCGAGCGCATCCAAGTGGGCGAGACGTTCGATTGCTGGCCTCGCCTGGAATATGAACTTGACTTGGCCGTAAAGGTTCTGAAGGCCGGTCCGAAGCGCCTCGCGCGGGTGCGCAAAACGCGCATTGCGGCATTTCCTGAGGGGTCTACCTTCGACTGGACCTATGATGAGTTCGCCAAGAGATACGGTGCCGACAATCTGGAAGGTGCCGCCATGCCCCTCTCTGTGGCCACCCATGAGCAGGTTATGGAGATTAACGGATTGTTGGCAGTTGCCAAGCTTGACCCTGAAGTGACCGACAAGTGGCTTGCTGCCGCTAACGTTTCGTCTTGGGAAGAGATGGAGACTGATAAAGTGGCAAAGGTCATTGAACATTTGCGCGCCAAGATCGCGGCGTAAGGAGAAGTATCATGCGCTTTACTCCAAAGTCAGATGAGCAGATCAAGAAGGAAAGCAATTTTTCGCTTTTTCCTAAAGGCGATTATGATTTCGAGATCAAGCAGGCGACTGATAAAGTCAGCTCTGCCCGTAACGAGATGATCGAATTGCGCGTCACGGTTTACAATTCTGAAGGAAGTTCACGCGGAATATTCGATTACCTGATTGAATCCGTCATTTGGAAAGTCCATCATTGCGCTCAAGCTTGCGGGCTTGAAGCCGAATACAACGCGGGCAAATTGGAAGCCTACATGTTTGAAGGCAAGGTTGGCCGTTGCAAGGTTGTGATTACGCCAGCCAAAGGCGAATGGCCTGAGAAAAACACCATCGCTGATTATATCGTGCCGGATGTGAAAATTAGTGACCATACGCGGGCGGCTTATACGAAGACTAAGCCGCAGCCTAAATCCGCTGATCTGGATGATGAAATTCCATTTTGATGCAATCGTGCTGCTGGGTTTTATGAACCCGGCAGCGCCGGCTAGCGAGATCGCAGGGGCTCTCCACAACTCGACGCCGCTGCAAAAGATCATTGGCGTTCATGGGGGCTAACATGATCCGCAATTTCATCTCCCGCTTTGACGACTGGATCGCCATTCGTGCGAACCAGATTTTCTCCACAATGGGGTTCTTCTGGGTCTGCTTGATCTTCGCGTTGCTGCCGCTGAAATGGCCGGCGGCGATGCCCTTCGTGCAATACGCCAGCTCCGGCGTGTTGCAGCTCGTTGCCCTACCGCTGATCGGCGTAGGCACTATTCTGGCCGCGCGCGCCTCTGATGAGCAGCGCCGCCAGGACCATGAGGCGCTGATGGTTGTCGTGGCCTATATCCGCGACCGCCACAACGCCTTGCATGACAAGCTGGACGGCGCACTGCCGGGCCAGGACGACAACTCCATAGCCTGAAGGATACTGACATGAGTGAAACCGTTTCTGGCACCACCGCCGCGCCCGCCGCCGCGCCGACCACCACCAAGGAAAGCCTGATCGAGAACATCAAGACCAAAGTGCTGGCCGATGTGACCGAACTCGAAACCGCTGCGGGCGTTGATCTGTCCAAGGCCAAGGCTGAGCTGGAGGCCATCGGCACCGAGACGAAGCCGTTCCCGCCTGACCCGCGCAAGGTTCCTGGCCTGCGCCTGGTTGCCGTGCCCTCGCACCTCACCGGCGGCAATTTGCAGCTCGCCTCTGCTCTCACCGCGCCGCGTCCAGGCGACCTACCACCGCACTATATGCCGTCCGGACATGTGGTTGTGATGCGGCCGGCCGTGACGGTGGCGAGCGCGCGCCAGGTGACCGCCATGGAGCAGGAAATCCACACCGACGCCTTCAACCTGTTCCACAAAATCCGCGCATATTTTGGCGATTTTGAACACAAGTTTGAGGGCATCCTGGTGTCCTTGCACAAAACGTCGATTGCACCTGACGAGGAGGATCCCGCCCCCGTGCCGGACCCAACCTTGGTTGCCCCTCATGAGGCCAAACCGGAGGAGCCGACCGTGAAGCCAGCTCAAGAGGCTTAATGCTCGGAAACTTCGAAAACTGCTGGGCCTTCACGCGCCAAGCTGAGGGTGGCTTTACCAAAAACCCCGATGATCCAGGCAACTGGACATCGGGCATTGCTGGCACGGGCGAGCTGCTGGGCACCAATTTCGGCATCAGCGCGGCGTCCTATCCAAATCTCGACATCGCCAATCTGACAATCCAGACGGCTGGCGCGATCTACCAGCGCGACTATTGGATCAAGGTGGCTGGCGACAGCCTGCCACTCGGCGTTGATTTGGCTGTCTTTGACGCGGCCGTGAACATCGGCGTGACTGGCGCGGCAACGATACTCCAGCGCGTCGTTGGCGCCTTTCAGGACGGTCAAATCGGTCCGAAAACGCTGGCTGCGGTGGCGGCAATGCCTGTGGCCGCCGTCATCGCGGATTTTATTGCCGAGCGCGTGGCGTTTTATAAAGCTTTGCCGGCGTTTTCAGAGTTTGGCGACGGCTGGACGAACCGCTCTCAAGCCTGCCAGGTGACTGCTCTGGCCATGGTCAGCGCTCCGGACACAGCCGACGCATGATCGACCTTACACCCATCGCCGCCGAGGCTGTGAAGGCAACCGCGACCAAGGCCACAGGGTTCCTAGCTGAACTTGAAGACCTGGCTTCGCTGTTTGGGATCAAGTGGTAAGCATCTAGCCATAGACCAACAAAACGATAAGGGCGCCGAAAGGCGCCCTTTTTGTTGCCAAATTAAATCGGAGATAGATAAATAGCCCCGCCAAACGCTTATTGCACGCACACTACGACCGCTTGCGCCAAGTAGCCAAGCGCCACGCCCACAACAAAAAATAACAGCAAAATTTTGAAAGCAGAATTGATCACGATCTGGCCTTCACCGACCATAGCCGGGATATGGTGGACTCAGGCGACTGCTTCGACAATATAGCCGAGGGTTGGACGCTTAACGAGAACTTTGGTAATCTTCATTCCCGCGTTTCCAATTAAACTGGCGCGGTCAAAAACCCATTGAGCAATATCTTCCATTCGAGGGCCGCCGATGCTTTCATCAAGGCATGTGTGGTCGATTATGTCCGTGATTTGGCCGATAGCGGTTTTTGCCATCTCAATATCGGGACCGGATTCAAACCATATTTCAACAAGATAGCTATGACCATGAAGCTGTTTGCGAACAGCGTCGTAGTGGGCGCACTCAAGATTGACCGTGACCGCCGATTCCATTTTCATATTGCGATCTCCATTTGTTGAAATTCTCTTATTTTCCATTTAACCGGACATTGTGAAGCATCCCAGCGGTTCGCCATCGATAATGCGGTGTTTTGTATGCGGTGATGGTTCTGCGCCACGTCCGTTGAATCGACACTTGCAAACGGCCAGCGCAATCTGCTGCATTGCATCCCGCGAAGCATATGAATAGGTGGCGTTCTGCCAAACGTGCGTGCCAGTTCATTCCACGCCTCGTCCATCCGGCATTCCCAAGCCGCTGAAAGCACGGCGGCATATTCGGCGGTTGAGCCTATGCAAACTCGGTTCCAGCCTTCCTCACAAAGCCTTAGCAGGCGATAAATTGGCTCGTCCATGTGCCAGACTGGCGCGGCTTGGCGCTTTCCATGTGGCCACTCATTCAAAAGCCCGTCCTGCTCTTGGCTGGGTGCGTCAATTACGTCTGGCGGGATTGCCCAAGTCGTCGGACAGTCAAGCCACTTATCGCACCAAGCGTAATATTTGGGCCAGTCAGTAACTTTGCCAGATTTCCATTTTGAAAACGCGCCATTGTCCAGCATCACGGATTGCCCGATTGCATGGCAGCGTTCAACATCTTGCGGAGCCATGTGCGACACGCAAAAATTCTTGCCAGCAAGCGAATACAAAACCTCGATCGGTGTAATCGGCGTGCCGTGGTAGTGAACCGTCATGTTGGCTTTCGGGGTTAGGTGGATTCTGGGGACCATGCTTCAAAAGCCGGGAACGTAGCCGACTTGTTCCCAGCGCGAAGCAGAGCTTGCATGTAGGCGTCGCGATGCCGCCGAAATTCAAAATGAGAATGAGGATCAGCGCGCAGTTTATCTTCCATCGCATCCATTTTTTTGAGGTTCGCCCGATATGCGCGGCGATCCTCAGTTGTCCGATCACGGAAACCGGCGGTCTGCCAGAGAGCTTTTTTCTTGGAAGAACTCATGGCGGCTCCAAATCGGGGGTTGGTGGACTCGTTGAGGTCAGGGTAGTTCCCACAGGTGAACCCACCCAAAAACGTCATGCCAAACTTTGAGTGTCGTCACGAGGTCAATTCCTTCACGGCCCACATCACGCTTTCCTCGAGCGCCGTCATGCCGAGCGAGCGGTAGCGGCCAGGCTTAACCTGATCGAACAGCGTCTCAAGTTCCGTCGCTTTGGTTTTAATTGCGTCATGTAGCGCCTTTTCGTCATCCGTGAGCGCACGATATTTCGGCCGGAAACGAGTGACCGGAATGGCTTCTGCGCTTTGGCGTTCGTCGGGTTTGCCTTCGTAAACATGGGCCATATTGGTCTCCTGGGGTAAAATCGGGGTTAGGTGGACTAGGTGAGTAAGCGTGGGGCGCTTAGTCGCGCTCCACGATATCAACTCGGTTGCTGCTAAAGCTATAGAAGCCATGCAGTTTTGCTTGGCGCGGCACGTTTGACCGATAAATCCGACTGACCTGTGAGCGGGCGTCCGCTTTGTTCTTTGCGTCCACGTCGTACTCATCTTTGTAACCAGATGGGTCGGTGAGGGTAACTGTGAAAGAACGTGCCATTTTAGTTGCTCCGGTTGATTGCCCTTGCGATGTAGCGCCATCTATCCTATTCTGTCAACCGAATAGATGAGGCGAGATTGTGAGATTGTTTTACTTGAGAGAAGCCCCCGGGTTGCCAAGCATCAAATCGCAGAAGATCGCGCTGGGTTTGGATCGCGTGGCTGACGATGATCCGGTCTATATTGACCTGAACCCGAAGCGGAAACGCGCCACCCCAGGCGAACCGTGGCCAGAGCTTGCGCTGGCTATCCGGGCGCTACGGAAAGGCGAGGATGACCAGCTAGCCGTGGCGATGCCCGCCGTTCTTGGCGGCTCTCGCGGTCAGGTGCTTGAAGTTATGCAAGCGGTAGGTGCCCGTCAGGCATCGGTGTTCAACGCTGCGGCGGATAAGGCTATTCCCTGGAACCCCGAGGCGTTGGCCGTGCTGGATTTTGCCGGTGAGGCCGAAACTTTCACTCGGGCGGCATCGCTGCGCAAGGCCAGGGTACGGCGGGCAGAGCTTGGCCGTGGCAACGGGAAGCCTGGGGTAATCGACAAAGAAAAGAATCCTAAAGCCCACGCCGCCGCTCTAAAAATATGGCTGGACCCGGAGCTTACAGGCAACCAAGCGGCAGAAAAGATCGGGGTTAGCCCGTCGACGGCGTACCGAGAGCTTGGCCCACGAGATCAACCCATATTTGGAAGGAAGCCTAAGTAATGAGCGATATTCAGAAGCGCCGCACCGAGTTTTACTCAGGCACCCTAGCGGAGCGCAAGCAGACCGCCCTAGAGGCGCTAGATCGATTGCTTGGCGTGCAGTCCTGCACACGAGCCGCAAAGATTAACGCGCTTCGTGAAGTCGAAATCAATGCGCGGCGAATGGCTGAAGCCATGGAGCGCCGTTTGCAGCAGGAAAGCGAACATCACTGGCTGGATGATGTTGCCGAAAACGACAAACCCAATTCCTCTCACATATGACATAAGGATCAGACAAATGAGCACCCAAATCAGACCTTGGCAATGCCCCAAATGCGGCACCTACAACGAACAGGTGCGGCGGATTTGCTTAAAGTGTATCGCTGAAAGGCCGGGAGCATGAGGCCGACATGCCATGATTGCGGGCGATTTTTCAAGATGCAGCCGGGCATCGCATGGCAAATGGTCTACTCTGGTTTTCCGAAAGAGCCGGACCATGAGATTTTTAAGTGTTTATTTTGCGTCGAAAAGAACGGCGCATTTAAACCACAACTCGGCATCGTGCCGAAATATTCTTGCGGTATTTTTGAGGGAGTGTCCACGATATGAGCCGCTGTGATTGTTGTGAACGAACAGTATCCAAGGTGCGGGGAAGTCCGTGGCACGGTAATGCAAAGATTTGCCTTGCATGTTTCTACGTCTGGTATGATGGCCCATGTGACAGCGGTGATCCCGCTCAGATCGCGGCAGAGGTATTAGAGGCTGAGCGCATAGGCGCGTACCCGTTCACCATGTCCAACCGGGCAGATTTTGAGAGAAGGTCCACACCATGAGCGAGCGAATACTAGAGGAATCACAACGCCCTGACGGGATGGTGATGCAGACCCGCCGCAAGTCGGATGGCACTGAATATGTCGCCGAAGCGCCGTATGTTTGCACCGTCTGCGGAGCGCACAGCAACCGCCCATTTTCCGATTCCGCGCTGAGTTGCTTCCGTGAAGAATGCAATGAGGGTTGGTAAGGAAAATGAGCATCTTAGCATACAGGGCGAAGTGGCAGACCATGGAAACCGCGCCGCTGGATGGCACTCCAATCCAAGCTGAGATACCGGGACATGGCAGCGATAATTTGATTGCATTCGCGGCTGTCGGTGTGGACGAGAACGGAGATGATGCATTCGGGTGGCAATTCGTATCGGAACAGGAGCCGCCAGAGTCTTGGACGGATGGCGTTTGTTGGGCGCTGAACGAGGAGAACCAGCCTTCCGTAAAGCCGACTCGCTGGAAACCATTTTTTGAAAGGAAGTCCTAATGGCGAGCATTGACGATGAGGTTAACCGCCTAAAAGCAAGCACGATTCCGGTAGACCGCAGCGATGTACATCTTGCGGGGGGCCAGCCCGTGACGGACGATCACCGCGAGATTAACCCGGCAACCGGCTTGCAGAAAGGGTACGTTGTGCTCAGTGATGCTGAGCGAACCAAGGGCTTTGTGCGACCGTTCCGGGATGCCTACCGGCACCTGACGTGCCACACAATCACCACCATGGGCCGCAAGATAGCGGAGACCTACGCGCGTGATCCATACTTCTATAGCGGCACGTTTTGCGCCGAATGTCGTGCCCATTTCCCGGTCGGCGAAGGCGGTGAGTTCACTTGGTATGAGATGGACGGCAGCGAAGGGCCGATGGTGGGCACATGAGAGCGCGCGTCGAAATAACCAAGCCTGCGCATGAGGTCGCCTACCAGGATTTGATCAAACTGATGCGCAAACATGCCGACAACATCACATCGTTAGAGATGCTTGCCATCGCGTCGAATCTGGTCGGAAAACTAGTCGCGATGCAGGACCAGAGAACAGTGACGCGGGAAATTGCAATGGAGACAGTCGCCAAGAATTTGGAGGCCGGAAACCAGGACGTGATTGCCCAGCTTACCAACTCAAAACCGGCTAGTAGGACGTGACCGAACAGCTTTACCGGTGGCACTGGCGCACCAAACTAGCGCATCGGTACGGCGAAACATACCGCGTGATATGCCGGGGCGCTATGAATAGTTGCCTAATCGAGTTCATGGACGGGTGGCGCTGTGTCACCAGCCGTAATGCGTTAAGGAAAATCAAATGAGCCCAGGCAAAGTGCGCCGCCAGAAATTCGTTACCCGCGAACAGGTGCGCGCAGATAGATCGGTATTTTACTTGTTTGGCGACAATATGGAAGGCAAAGGTTTCGGCGGTCAAGCCAAAGCGATGCGCGGTGAATCCAATGCCATAGGCGTGCCGACAAAGTGGTCGCCCGATATGCGCGTCCGGTCATTTTTCACCGATGACGATGCCTTAAATCGTAACGTCTTTCACGCTATTTGCGATGCCTTCGCTCACGCCGAGCAAGCACTACTTGATGGGCACGATGTTGTGATCCCAGAGGATGGGTTAGGAACGGGGCTGGCCGAGCTACCAACTCGGGCGCCAAAAGTTTTTGATATTATCCAGAATTACATTGCGCACCTCGAGCGCCAATCTGTCACCGGAGTATCCACGATATGAGCAGGGAAAACGACATAGCTGCTGCTGAGCGGCTGCAAGACATTATGCAAGCCGCCAAGGGCGCGCCGCTGACCCCGGATGAGATTGCGCGCTCGCATACGCATGTCCAAACCACAAACCAATTTTTTGAAGCCGCAATGAACGAGAGCCTTATACCGGACATTTGGGACGACCCAGAGAACGGCTGGACATACGACATTGCGTATGGCGATGGATCGCTTGCTGCTATGGAGAGCGGTTTTGACACTCACGATGAAGCTGAAAGTGCCTGCCAAGCAGCACTGCGGTTTTTGTCAAAACAGAATGAGAGGAAGTCCTAATGGCGAGCGATCAACCCATCACAGTGCAACCGCTCGAAAGCGGTTATTTTTTGGTGTGCGGCGTTGGACCCTGCAATTTTTCTCAACCGCCATGGTGGCCGTGTGATTATGGCTTGCTGGAAAGATACGCCCACCCAGAGGCATCGAAAGACTTTTTGCTTGCCGCTTGGCGGTTGGCCGACACTTTGTATGTGAGGACGTAAATCAAATGAGCCTATGCTTGCCACTCCGCCGTCAGAGTGGGCATCGACAACTCCGGTTGTTAGTGTGAGTGTGGCAAAATTCCAGATTGTCCGTTGCTGGCGCCGAACACCGAGCACCAGCTATATATGATGCCCATAATCACGGCCAATCCGCCAATCAGGACGGCCGCCCACCTCACTGCCATATTGGCAGCGTTAAGATTTGTAAGGAACATTCGCAATAGTTCGTATTCTCGACGAGGCATAGTGACTGTTATAACCTCGTCCAAATCTTCAGGCTTGTTGTCATCAATCACTGTGAGCCATCCTTTTGTTTGTCTTTTAGCGGGTTGGCGGCGGAGTAATTACCTCCGCCGCCTGGCTTTTCAGCCATCCGGGAACCGCAACCCGGATTAGAGGCTCTTGAAGAACTTGAGCACGTCTTCCAGAACTGCCGACAGCGCCGACACATGAGCAGCAGCCGTCGGATTGGACTGCACGATCGGGGTGGACGCCAGGGCAGATACGCCGGCAGCCACATCGCTCAGGGCTGTGTTGTGGGGGGCATTGGCTTCGACAGCATTGGCGACGGTCTCGGCGGCAGTCAGCGCGCCCTCAGCTTCCGGCACGATGCCGGCAGCGCCAGGAACAACGGCGGACGCAACGGCGCCGACAACAGGCGCCAGTTCGTTAACGATACCTTCGACATTGGCAGTAGTGGTTTCAACGGTCATGATTGTTTTCCTGAAGGTGCGGTTAAAGTCGTACCGCCTGCACCATCGGCGGCATTGTTGATATGAACTGCAATGAGATAGTGTGCAACCATCGTTAAAAGACCAGTGAGTGACAGTGCCACGTCATCCGGTATGGTGATGCCTCGGAGCGAGAATAGCCACACGATGACTGTCGCCATCATCGCGCTAGCGCCGGCAGTCCCTACAGCGGTGCCTGTGGTGGTGTTCACGGCGCCACTACCTGCCCGATCTGGATTGTGCCGGATGTGTCGGGCTGAAGCTCGAAACCGGGGCCGGGATCATATGGCGTTACTCCATCCCACGCGATGATGTCCACAACGTAGCCAGCGGGCTCAGTAGTTTGTGCCAGATTACCGTTGGTGTCGTAGGTGGTAATGGCACATGGCGATGAGCATACCGTGGCATATTTCAGCGGAGCGGTTTGTGCAAAGGCAAAAACGGGGAGGGCTACAAAAATCAGTGCAAATTTCTTCATTTTCTTAAACTCCCCACGTTATGACCATGACGTATCCGGGGCAGCTATTGCCACCTGCGCCGCCTGCTACAGTACCAGACCCACCACCCGCGCCGCCACAACCGTAGCCGGTGCCTGCTGTGCCAGACCAGCCACCACCTGCGCCACCTGTGCCGCCGGTATTTGCGCCGCCCCCGCCCGTTCCTGCCGTATAGAAGGAGCTTAGCCCGCTTAGCGCGGCGTTTGCTCCCGCTCCTGCGGTGCCGGAAGAGGCCGAGGCTCCACCCGATGGAGCGAAAGAGCCCAAAGCCCCACCGCCTCCCCCACCGGCAGTGGCCGAAGCAGCTAATAGCGCACCTCCAGACCCAGCACCCCCGACGCACTGTGCCGCAAGGCCATTATTGCTCTGTGTTGTAGAAGAGCCGTTTCCCGCGATGTTGAGCGTCCCGAACGTACTAGGTTGCGATTGCGTGGTGGAACCAGAAGAGCTCCCCTGATTTGCATATCCGCCTCCTATTGTTGATCCGGAGGCATTTCCACCGGCCGCACCAAACCCACCACTGGCCCCGCCCGCCGATCCTGCTGCTGTCTGCCCCCCAGACCCAGCGCCGCCACCGTAGGCGGTGGCGTATGGGCCAAAGGATGTATTCCCGCCCGCGCCAGCGCCAGCCGAACCTGCGCCGGAAGTCCCACCTGCACCGCCGGTATTGCTCGCGCCAATTGTGACAGTTACAGTTGATGTGAAATTGGCCGTGGTCAGGGACGATGTGATGATGCAAGCACCGCCCCCGCCTGAGCCACCCCCGCTGCCTGCCGCCCCAAATGTCTCCTGCGCGCCACCACCGCCAGGGCCGCCAGCTCCGATAACAACAAGCTGAGAAGCGCATGGCTCGCCGCCAGCCGCATTGCAGAACGAGGGCTTTGTCCAGGTGCCGGACGACGTGAACGTCTGGACGTTAACCGGGTTTGCGAACGGTCCAGGGCTGCTGGCTGGGCCAGCCGTATAACTCTGCGCCATTGCAAAAACCGGCGAAAGAGTCAGTGCAACAGAAAGTAGAAGCCGCTTAAAATTTACCATGATGACACCACATAGGTTTGGCCGGTTGTTGCGCCGGAGATTTTGATTGCTGCTTGATCCACCAGCATGCTCGTCACGCTGCACGTGTACGTACCATACGGGTTTATCTGGTTTGAGTTGCTCGTTGTTGGGCTAGCAGAGCTATTGATATACTCAATCGCGGAGGACGTATTTTGGATTTGGCAGCCATTGCGCGAAGATGAGGCTGCCAGAGCCGACTGGAACGAACCTCCGGTTGTCACGCTGCCGCCTGCCCACGTAACCGTGACAGCTTGCGGGGTGACAGTGACGTTGTTCGTAGTGCCCGGCGTGGTTTGGTCGATACCGACTTTACCAATCAGGTTTGTACCCGCTGGCGTTGCTGCACCTGTGTTTGTTGCGATGGTGCTTAGTGAGGCGTTGGAGGTGGTTTGATTGGCCGCCGTCGCAGCACCGGACGGCAGAGGTAGAGCGCTTGCCGTGACCGTAAATGTTGCGCCGGTCCCAGGTGATACCGGAACGGGATTGGTCGCGCTCAGTACCGCGCCACCTAGAGTGTCCTGGAAATACCACGCGTTTCCGATGGTTCCCTGGGCGCCTTGGTTTGCCGTCACAGTGCCAGTCACAGGAAACGGATTTCCTGAACTGACTGCCGTACCCCCAAGATATATCGTGGCAGTGCTACCCGTGCCGGTCGTAACCGTACACGGAAATGATGCCGTACAGGAAGGCCCCAGAACCTGGGCATAAGCTGGCCATGAGAAAAGCAAAAGCAGCAACGCTAATACGCGGGTCATTTCTTAGGCTCCAGTTCTGCCTGTTTATAAGGCTTAATCGTCTCTTTTCCAGCCAGATTATGCTTGGCTGTAGGCGACTTTTCCAAGCTGCGCGGTTTTTTCTTGGTGGCGGGTAGTGGGCGCTTCATCATTTTACTCCTTGAGTTTTGGCCAATTTAGCCTGCGTAGCCTCGACGACGATCTGCGGATATTTCATCATCATGATATTACGCGCCGTTTCGCGTGACTGCTCCCACGTCTCAGTAATGATATCATGCTGTAATTCAGGCGCCCAATATTTGAAATCTGGCGAATTTACGATGACGTCGAGGCGCTGCTTCGTCATAACGCCCGCAATTCTCGAATAATCGTCGTATTGCTGGCCTGTTAACGTCACATTGCGGATTTTTCGATCTGGCTGACCTAGATTAATGCCCAGATTGAGCATCGCAAGATTTACCGGATCAGTGGAGATTGTCTGCTCATAGATAGCAGTTACACCGCGCGTCCCTAAAGCGGTCTGGTTCGGAATTGGCTGCCCCCAGACATCTCGTTTCGGCATAAGTCCCTCGGAAAGCCCTGGAATGCCCGCTTTAAAGGCGTCAAGCATACTGTGCACTTGGCGCTGATAGGGGTCCATGGCGCGTGCCATTTGCCCCATTCCAACTGAATACGGCAGGAACGAGGACGCGAAATGTTGGATGAATGCTTGTCCCTTGGTGTCGGAATTCTCAATCGCTTCAATCCATTCCGCCGGGCCAGCCATAAATCCCTGATCGAGAATATTCTGTGTGATGGCATGGACAAGAGCAGCACCGGCTGCGCTCGCCTGGCCTTCAGTTAGATGTTGCGCCACACCGTACAAATCAGCCGATAGGCTTGCCAGCATCCCCATCGGACCTAGGCGATTGATCTGGTACCATGTATTGCCAATACGGATGCTATGCGCTTGGTTTCCAGCAAGACGCCATACTGCTGCCGCCTTCGGATCAGACGGCCCAGACCCGCTCAGCATCCCTTGAGAAGCCAGCGTTCCGAATGTCACGGCGAGAGCCGTACCAGCAAGCATTCTGGCGCTTGCATTGTCTTGAGCGATATTTCCGTTATCTCCATTTAGATCGGCGCGGATCTGCGGCGACAAAAGGCCCAATGGTGTGCGTTCGGTAATTGATTGATTAATGACGTTTGAGCCAATCCTGACGAATGGGTCCACGAATTTAAGCAGGGGTGTCTCACCCAAAACCGGCAAGTCAACCGCAGTATTGGTCAGTTCCGATAGTTTCTGCGTCCATTTACCGCCCTGACCCATAAGCGTTAAATCATTCGTGGCTGTGATGGCTTGTTCCATCATCTCCTGAGATGGGCTTGTCCGCAGTTCAGCCACCCTGGCAGCCAAAGCGTCGCCAGTTAATCCTTCTTTGGATGCTTGGCGGAAAGCCAGACCGCCTATTTCAGTTGAATAGTTTACGCTCCTGAAGAAGCTGTGGATCGTCGCCACCATGCGGCTCGGTAGCGTTGCCATCGTACCTACAGGTAGGACTGTTTCACCGCCGCGTGATAGGTTCGGGATATTGCTTTCAGGCTTAAAATCCCATGACCATTCCCCCGCCTTGACGAGTGCAGATCCTGATTTCAATCCATCGCGCAGTCCGCGCATCATGGAGAAAGCTGAATTTGCAGCATCCTGCCATGTGGCATTGATATTGTAATGTTCTCCAAGGCCGGCCTGTTGCATATCGAATGGTAATGCCGGGGCTGCGATTTCACCTGGCAGGCTTACTTGCTGGCCTGTTCTTGCGGATTCGAATATGGATTGAACAGCGCCGGGAAGACCTTTGGCAGCAGACTGGATTCGGGCACGAGCCTCACCAAGCGGGATAACTTCTCCGGTTCGTCCGGCTCTAAATTGCCCGATACGCTCAGCAAGCGGTGCCTCGATCAAATTTCGCTGCGCCCAGAGAATTCCGTTTCCGATGGTATAGGTTATGTGAGTTTGCGGTCCGGATATAAGCCCATTGATCCAGTATTCGACAATGCCACGGCCCCACGATCGCGACTTACTGTCGAGGATCATCTTGGAAATTTGTCCCGGCTGCTCTAGCTGCGCGCCGAGTTTGGCCATCTTCTTTAGCTGGAAAAGGTCTCTTCCGGTGTTTTCCTTCAGGAATTGATTTAAGTCTTTAGCTTGGTCCCATCCGCCCATAAGAGAATGGAAGGCGTTACCAGCGCGGCCCCACTCGGCGGTTACACCAGACAGAGCGCTCTGGATCAGATCATGTCGCGCAATTGCTGCAGCAAGCGCGGGCAAGTCCTCGTCGGTTCCATTCGCAGCTTTGCGCATGGCGGCGGAGACGATCTCTGCGGATTGAACCACGAGTTTACGCGCCGCCAGTACCTTCGCGCCGAGGTCTTGAGTGCCTCCGAACATGCGCGCGAGCGAGGCCTCGTCGATCTTTGATGCATCTAGCCCCATTGAATCGGCAAGGTCCAGCATCTGGCCTTTGGTCATCCCACCACGGACCGTCTTGAAATCGCCATTCCTCTCGGCGCTCTCATGGATGGCCTTAGCGATATCCTCCTGATCCGTTAGGTTCTCTACTCGGATGTTTCCGGCTCGGTCGATGAGGTTGGATTCTGGCTCAGGAAGTTGCTCTCTTGGTCCTGGGGCGAAAGATTCAACCCCTGGTTTTGCTGGCCCACGTCCTGCTGCTGGTCCGGCTGCTGGAATGCCAGCGCCTTCTGCCCCAGCCTTACCGCCGCCTTGTACGACCGGCTCAGATTTCGCGCCACTGACGCCGCCGCCTGAGATAGGTTCGGGTTTTCCGCTACTTGGCTCCATATGCTGTAATTCGCCTGGGCCTGCTCCACCCTCTGTGGAAGGCTCAATTGCTGATCTGGCTGCGGCGAGTTCATTAGCTACCTCTGGAGGTTGTTGTATCTCATATTGCTTCGCCTCAGCCGCCACGCGATCCATGGCCGGCTCGGCGCTATGAGGGTCCGTTTCATCGGCATCGGCCTCGTGGATATCAGCAAGGCTTGGCTGTGGCGAGCGTTCTGGAGCATAGATTGTACGTTCCGGACGCTCAGATAGCATCCTGTCAAATACGTTGCGGACATCTTCATTGATCGGCCGGCCGAGGCTCTTGACGCTTTGATAAATGGTGGTCAGCCAGTTGCGGAATTTTGCGAACACGCTTGCCAATGCCGGGGATGGCGCTATGCCTTCACGCACATATTGCTCAAATCCACGGGCGAATTTCTCATGCGCTCTCGTTGGTATCTCCTGGCCGGGCTTTGTTCCTATCCAGCTATGGATGGTCTGCGCATCGGCCTTGAGGGCATCCGGCGCTTCTGGATGGAGCGCATCAGTGAGCATGCGCGGGAGCCAGTCATGCGCGAGTTCATGGATGAAAGTGCTGGCATTATGGTCGCGCATGAGCGTGATAACGTTGCGCTTGCCGGGTGCGATGCGGATTTTTCCGAGGCTGGCTTGTTCTAGTTCGCGCCCCTCATCAGGTTCCTGCGCCCCGTTGTCCTGCATGATTTGGCCAGGATGAAAAGCCACGAATGACTTCGCTTTAAACTCTTCGTCGTCAACCTCCAGGCCGTCATGCCCCTCTTCCTCCAGCACCTCCCGCAATTGATCGGCTCCTCCATGAACTGCAATTGCGTATTGAAGGTTACGAATACTTTCAAATTTTGCTGGATTTTCAATGCGCAAATACGCCTTTACCGTCCGCGCCGTCTGCATCTGAGAGCCGATGTCTTGCCTTTCGGAGAACCACGTCCCCATTTTTGCTGTCTGCGCCAATTCTTCGTCGGTAGCGTTCGCCTCAGTGCGCCACCCCAAGAAGTCATGTGAAAATTCTTCAAAATCATCATCCGTTGCGTGATAGACGGCAATAGGCTCGCCGTTGCTATCGACCACCTTGGAGTCCCCAAACCATTCACGGAGGCGATCGTTTTGCTCTTTGGATGGAACCGGCGGCGCAAAAAGAGCATCCGATTCTGGCAATCTCCCGATTGCCTGCTCAAACTCACGCCCCTCATCAGGTTCCTGCGCTAACTCACGAACGGCGCGCATATCTTTAGTCGCGTCCATGAAGTCGATTTTGTTGCCCTTCTGCAAGCCCCCTTGCGGCGCCTTCGTATAAGTCTGGCTTTTCCCGCTTTCGTCAGGCTTTCCCAGCAATTCATAATTGCCTTCATCGTCTCGGCCGGTAATCAGTAGATTTTTCGTGATGCCGACATCGACAATATTTCCAGGAACCCACTTCTGAGTTGCCTTCGCCCGTATAGGGGCGCCGGTTCTTCCCTTTCGATCGTTAAAACCGGTTGCCGTGATAAGCGCTTTTTTGTCCTGTTCTTGTCGATTGGACAGAAAATGTTCCCAAGCCTCATTTGCCGTTGGCGCGGTCGTGATGGGCGTCGCGGCGCCTTTATTTGCCTTGGCTTCGGAAACAACCTCACGATGCGCAGGCACCTCGCGCCCAGCCCGTACCGTAGGCGATTCTGCCCGATACATGGCTTCAGGACCGCCAAGCGCACCGTTGAAACGAGCGGCGCGGGTTACATAAGTGGCCGCTTCGATCCTGGCGTTGGCCTCGGCTAACTCTGGCGATTGCCCGAGCGCCTGAAGTTTGGCGGCGCGATCATTAACGATGGCATCGTGCTGTTCTTGAATGGTGCGTTCAGGCGGAGAAACGGTCGTAGGCGCAGCTTCCGCGCCAGGTTCAACCTGCGTTGGAGCGGCTTCTGTGACGGGTTTAACCGGCGCCTGTGGCGTGCCTTCCTCGCCAGTGGGTTCCGGGACATTAGGCTGCGTACGAAGACCCTGAGGCGTCTCGGCTGCGCGTTTATAAGCACTGCCGACATCCTTCGCCATCTCTCCAAGGCGCGCATTGATATCCATCAGATGCTGGCGAGCAAGCGCCGTTCCTGGGGTGTCTGCCGCACGGCCCTCGGCCCATGCTTGGGCGCGTCCGTTCAGATCGTCATATTGCGCCTTGGCATCCGCCACCATGGCGCGCAACCTGGGGATATTTGCCGCTCGGTTTGGACCGAATGGACCGCCCGTGGCGGCTTCCATTTGTCCATTGGCGTAATCGAGCTTATCCTTTGCGGCCTGTATGGTATCGGCGCTTGGGTTCTTCTCCTGGTTAATCCATGCGCGCAAGTCATTGGCTTGCTGATTCAACCCGTCATATTCGGCGAACAGATCGGGATGCATCTGCCGCACGATAGTATGAATATCCGGTCCGGGCGGCGGCTCACCTATGATCGATTGCTCGACGGCTGCGTGATTTTGCGCCTGCATTTCGGTCTGAGGTGACTGTTCGTGTTGACCTTGGAACACAGCCTCTGTGATACCCGGTCCCATAACACTAACATCGGCAGATTGGGCAACGGTCGGAATGGGTGGCGCACGGGGTGCCAGTTCGGCGCCTATTTCATGTAACTTTGTACCAAAAGCATTCGGCTTATCGAACACCATGCCGAAACCGGTAGCGAGTGCGATATTGGCCCAGTTGGGGCTTTGGCCATTTATCTTCTCTTGACCGAGTTCCATGCCCCCCATGGCTGTGCCGGCGAATAGTTTGGCAGTCAGCGGATTTGCGGCGATCTTCTGGAATGCGGTGGCATTAGCCGGGAGTGCGGCCTTGGCAAAGCCACCGGGACTCATGGTCAAAGCGTATGGCGCAAGTCCCCCAAGAAACGAGGCGACTGGATGTTGCTGCTCGTCAATCTGCTGTTGACGGTCACTTGTGCCGAGCTGGTCCTGCCATGTGATCGGCAATTTGCTTGTCGCATATCCCTGGACTGTGCTGGTTATTTGAGCGCCACCAAAGAACCCTGCAAGGCCGCCACCGATACCGCCGACTGCGCCACCCACGGCGCCACCAACTGCCGTACCTAGGCCGGGAATAATAGAGCCAGCCGCTGCACCTGCCAGAGCGCCGGCTTCCCCACCAACCTCTGCGCCGGGGACAGCAGCAGCCATCCCCCCAAATGCCGGAAGTATACCAGGGATTGCGTGACGCACGAAAGCGCCGGTAGCCGATGTCTGAGGCGGTGTCGCACCCTGCGGGACAAACTGATCAAACGGATTATTTTCAGATGGCGAGGTTCCGCCAGGAACGGTATCTGGCGTTGTCGCGCTAACCTGCGGCGTCAGAAATTGATCAAACGGGTTTTGGGTATCAGGCATCAATGTCCCCGGAATGGCGGCGAAACGGGCTGTGGAGCATTGCTCAACTGCGCCACAATCTGCGCGCCATCGTAGCCATATGGCCCGAATGTTTTATCAAAAAACGGGATATTCTGCTGAGGGTTTTGCATCAACATGCCGACTGCTGCACTCCATTGACTGACAGGGATCGGTCCATTTTGTGTCTGCGGCGGCTGCTTCATCCATTTCTGCCAGCCATCGGGGTCTTTAACAGTCGTCGGTGCTGCGGGGATTGGTTCCGGCGCCGCATTTGCTGGCGTTGCCGCTCCACCAACTCCACCCATGGCCGCCATTTGATCTGCATTAAACTGGGAAGGCGGCCGGATTTTCGCAATCATACCGTCGATATTAGCGGTATTCTGCAAAAATGCCATTGGGTCTTTGCCGCTCTTCACCCAAGCGTTATAGGATGCTTCGAACTGCGGCACGAATGTCGCATCAAACGCACGTTCGCCATTCGGGTCTTTTAGCTGGAATCCACCGGGAATCGACGTGCCGTCGAATGACAACTTAGACTTGGCATAATTCAGCACGGAAGCCTTGGCGTTTGCTATGCCAGCGCCGTCAATGCCAGACTGGGATTGCGATAGCGTCTGGATCAGAGCCTGCGCGCCAGTCGGGGTGATGGGGCCGCCCGGTCCGGCCATCTGCAAGATGGTTGTCGCGTCGGTGATCTTGCCTGGCGTGCCATATGGAGACAGTATTTTATTGTAGGCATCCATGTAGCCGGGGCCATACCCGATCGCCTTCTCGTTGCCTGTCACCCGCAAGGTATAATCGAACAGAGCCATTTTAGCGTCGGCTTTGAGGTTCGGATCAGCGGCGATGCTTTGCGTCAGGTTAGCAGGCAATCCTTTGCCGCCAGATACAGATTCCAAAATCTGCGTCGTGTAATTATTCGCGGCCTGCTGACTGGCAAGATCCTGCTGTTGTGCTGTAGCCTGGGCCGATATTTGCTGCGCCGAAATCGTCTGGTTCACATATTCAAGGGCATGCTCCCTCGCGGCGGGCGTTAGGTTTGGGTTGTCCAGGATATTGGAATAAGCCGCCGCCTTAGCGTCCTGCGGACTTCCAGGCTGCAATTTTGCAAGTGCATTGTTAACGTATTGCGCCACACTCGGACCGCCGCCGCTTGGGGTCACGTTGTTGATGTACGGGGTTGCGCTTCCGGCTGGCGCCACGTTGCCTGGGCCTGAGTAATAAGCTACGGCAACGCGGGCCGGATCGCCATTGTACTGCTTATAGTATTGCTGCACGAGGCGCCGGCTTACGGCGAGGTTATCGGCCTTATTGTTGATTACTTCGCCTGGCTTCGCGTTCGCCTCGAATGTTGCAGGCTCAACCTGACCTGGGCCTACCGCACCCGTAGCACTCGTCGGCGCGTTGATGTTTCCGCCCGAGGATTCGTTTCCGAGGATCGCGCCCCATACTTGCGTTGAAGACGCTTGCGGCGCCGGTGCAGAGGCTGTGGTAGTTGCCGTCTGTCCTGATGGCGTTGGCCCAGGAGGGGTCGCATTGGCCGTCTGACCAAGTGCTATCTGCCCAGCGGCAACGCCATTCTGCTGATCGGCGCGCTCTCTCAGCGTGTCCCGTACTTGATAGTATTTATCCCCCAGCAATGCTTGGTTCTGGTCAGCTAGGTTTAGGGCGCCGGCCGGGTCTTGTGCACCAACCGCCTGGATGCGTGAAAGCCAAGCTGCTTGCGTGGCTTCCGTGACTGCCTGTTTCATCAGGTTTGGGTCGCCTGCATTTCCCTCAAGCTGCAATTGCTTTACCTTGGCGCCACTGGCGAGGTTTAGGCCAAGTTGAAAAGCATCCGGATTATTGGGGTTTGCAGCGATAGTATCCAGGCCATTCTGAAAAGAACTATTATTAACCGCTGTTGCATAATCGCGCCCGGCCTGTGCAGCGTGCTGTGCGATCATACCACCGAAATAGCGATCCTGATACGTGCGGGTGGTCTGGTTATATTGGATTGATTGGTCGGTTGTGGAAAGCTGGTTTGCCCCATCCGCGAACACTTTATTAAGCGCCGCCTGCGTGGATGCTTGAGCATGTAGGGCGTCTTGGCCGCTCAATGACTGGTAGTGATCTGTTATGGCCCGCGCCTGCGCCATGACGTTGTTGGTCACGTCATTGACCTGAACCTGCCCGAATACCTTACTCAAATCAGTCGCGCCCTGGCCAAGAGCAACGGCTCCTGCCGCCGCTTTCGGCTCGACGTTCTGCGTGACGTTGGGCGCAGAGACTTCCGGATTTACGCTCGGAATACCAATGTCTGGGGAGATTTCAGCCATCAGGAGAAGTTCATGTATGAGGATGTCGCGTAGAGATCATTAGGTGATGCGCCTGGGGTATTTGAGAAGCTCGGGCCGGCTGCGCCCGGAGTACCGCTCCACCTCAACCCAAGGCTCGAAGCATTGCTAAGTAGAGAGCCTGCGCCACTTTCCAAACCAGCAGTTACATCCTGCGCCGCCTGAGCCTTGTAGCTTGTCGCCTGCTGCTGGTAGCCATACGCCTGGAGCAACGCATTATGCAGAACGGTTTGCGTATCAAGCTCACCAGTCGCCCGCTGCCCTTCCTGAACAGCGAGAGCCGATCCGCTGTTAACATCCACGTTATTTGCCGCCTGGCTGGCTTTCAATTGCCCGGCGATCTGGGCATTCTTCAACCCCTCATTCTGAGCCTGTACGTTCCCGGCTTCCGTGGCATATGTGGCGCTTTGCTGTGCAATTGCTTCATTGTTTCGCGCTACCTGGGCAGAGTAATAGCCGCCAGCAATGTTGCCGCCCGCCTGAAGACCAGCGCCAATGCCGCTCAGCCCTGAAATGGCGCCGCTCATATAAGAGGGAGATGCAGCCGATGATCCGATCAAGGGTGATATGGCCGCCATCAGTTCAATCTCTCCGCATAGCTGACCGGGACCGCAAAGCTTTCTCCAAACGACATACGGATTTCAGGCGTATTGTCAATGGCATTGATGACGCTACGGCGTCCAAATCGAGAGATTGCGCCCAGTCCATCCGTGGAGAAGCCTAAAAAAGCGGCAAAATTCTTTGACGGATCATCCGCACCTATAACCACTGCGTTTATAGCACGGTAGAAGCGAGATAAATGAGCAATCTGCCCCTGAGCGGCGCGGACTATGGATTTTGGGTGCTTTGTCGACTTTTCTGAAACAACCAGCCACACAAAACATTCGCTACCGCCCATGGACCCCTCTGCGCCGCCAAGAGCGGCCAATTCTCCATCTATGAACCATGCCTTGGTATAGCATGACGAGTGAAACCGCGTCCAAATTTCGGCGTGTGGATTTACGCCAACCATCAACATTGCCTCATGCTGCTTGGCGCGCATCCGGCGCACGATCTGTCCACAGTGATGCGCGCGGCCATCAGTGAGGTGAAATTCCGTCATGGCGGGTATACTAGCACGGGCGTTACGACATAAACACTAGGATCATCCGTTTGCCGCGCCCAGCAATATAGCGTTTGCGGAGTGGAAGGGCACCACAAAATCTGGATATTCACTTGGCTGGCGCGAGCCTTCGGACTGGTATAGCCGAGCGCCTGGATATTCACTTGGCTGGCGCGAGCCTTCGGACTGGTATAGCCGAGCGCCTGGATGTTGTTTTGTGAGACCCGATCTGCCATCGGATTATGCCTGACATTTCACGCCGACAAACACTTGCCCGGCGGTGTTGAACTTGCTCGCTGCCCACGGTGCGCTTGTGATTGGATCATTCACGTAAATGTCAAAATATTTTTCATAGTTTGCAATCATCGTTCGCGTTGATCCCTGGAAAACGCTCGAACCAGATTCGATAGAAGCGGAAACCTGTCGCGTGCCAGCATCATCTTCGCGCCCCACAAAAGCGGTCTGAACAGCAAGAACGGAACCAATGACAGTACCAATCTGGGCCAATGGCGTCGGGATGCCGTATAAGTCCTGATTGCCTGGTGTCGATGATGATACATATGAACTATCACCCTGGAACGAACTGGCGTTAACTTCACTGTAATTATTGCCGGATAACGGGGTCCATGTCACCGAGCTGTTGCTATTCGGGAATAGCGTGTAAACGCGCGGCCCCATAGGACCGGCGACGGCGGTCAGGAATGTGTTGTATGGGGCCGGACCTGTGGTGTCGCAAATGTAGAAATCATCTATAAATGAATTTGGTTGATCAGATAAAAAGGCGCCAATAAAACCAATCGTTGGCCCTGCACTACCTTGTGTGTTTATTCCCGAGTAATTCAAAATGACGTTTCCATTGATTTTAACAATCAACGACCCAGAAGTTCCAGAGCCAACGACAAGTGATAATTCCAATTCATACCAAGTTGAGGCGTTAAGAACAACAGAAGCGGGAGTCCCAAGAGATGTTCCTGGAAGAGTAAAGGCCCTAAGTGAAAGTGAGCCATTTCTGGACGCCGAGACTGTAGCAACTCCTGATGTTGAAGAAACCCCCACTTGAACCAAATAGTTTCCAGAAGTATCTAAAATTGTAAAACCATTAAGCTCACCTACGCTGCTGGTGAATATTTGGCGAAAACCAGTTACAACAGAACTAACAGGATTCGGCAATTGTTTGACAAACTGACCTGCTTCACCATCGTAATAACCAATTCCAGTTCCGCCAAATACTCCAGAAATTGTCCCTAAAACCGTATTATTGTATACAACATATGTATTGTTGAATGCCGTTTGATTGGCAGTTCCATAATCGTCAAATCCGTCGAAGAATTGCAGTGCCATCTTTAGCTCCTATATGTAAGGCGTTACTGTTGCGGCCCAGGATGTTCCGGTAACAACTGCATCCACCCACCCGCTCACGGGCGGCGTGATCGAACTTGTCCCGAATGCGATCTGTACCGGCGATCCAGCAGGCGTCACGTCACCCGCGAATGCTGTTGGCGTATTTGAAATAGCACTTGCCGGAGGTGCCACAAAGTCTATCGAGGCATTCGGTACGTTCAGGAAGTAGAACCCCGTATCGCTAACTCCGTTGCCGCCACCGCAAGGCTGCATTCCATCCTTGCCGGCCTCGACGTCACCATCAAGAACCTCTGCGATAACAGCCGATACATTCATCGGCAGAGGATTGCTTTGCTCCAAAGCGATCTGACCGCGCGTATCCATATTTCCCGGCACAGGAATGCGCATGTCGCCCGTATAAAGCGGCGTGCAAATGCCATTGAACGTGGGGATACGCAAGTTTGGCAATTGCGTCAGTCCGCTCCAATCTGGCGCGATCTGCTGCGGCGAAAGCGCGGAGCCGTCTGGTTGATTCGATCCGACGAGAACATCGCGCGATAATTCCAAGCGGCACGTTGCTGCGGCAATCCGCTTGCGGCGCCCCTGAGAAGTCGCCTGGCCGCCCGCATCAAAATAGACGCCCTGAAGCTGCGAAGTGAAGCCGAGCCCTACCGTTACCAATGAAGCGGGCGTTGAAAGCGTGATAGTCCCGTCTGCCGCGACAATCTGCGGCGGGATGACATTGCCATCTGCAACGCCAGTGACAGTCGCGCCGATAAGATGGAATAGACCGCCTATGCTCGTGTAAGGCGTCCCCAAACTCCAGCTTCCGGCCGGTTGGGGAATGACGATGGGAAAGCTGCTGGCATTCCCGCTATTCGGATAGAATTTTGTAATCGGCACAAGGATATTGGCCACAACGGCAGTGCTGCTTACGAACGCCGTAATCTTCGCCATACCACCACCCATGCGGATGATGTTGCCGACATTCCCGGAAGTGAAAACAGGGAACGAAGCTGAGAAATTCGCGGAATTATCAAGAACGCACGTCGCGGATGCGCCAGACCCGCCAGCACTTCCGGCCGGGTCAATGAATACAATCGTTGGATATGAATAATTTGAACCATGAGGAGCGATGGTAACGGACGTGATAACGCCGCTGGAAATTGACAGAGTTGCCACGGCGCCAGAACCGACGCCGTTTCCATTGGCATCGATGATTACAGCATATGTCCCGGCAGAATATCCAGAACCTCCGACAAGATTTGTGACGCCTGATATGGCCCCTTTTCCAATCGGGCTAGATGCGGTCAACGTCGCGCTTGGATACGAAAGGGCGGTTGTCAGGCCGGCGTCAACGCACCAGCTTTGCTCGGCAGTCTGCCACAGGCGGTTATCCATGCGCTCAATCATATAGCTCGTATTGCCGCCGATAGTGCGCTGTGTCGCCAAATACACGGCATCGACAGGAGGCTCTGTGATCGAGGCCACGCCAACATATAAACCATTGGTATCATGCCGCGCCCAGGCAGATACATTCTCGGCCTTAAGGTACGTCAGCGATAACAGAACGCCGTCATTTCGCACCGCCCAGATGATCTTCAATGGCTCTTCGGCGTATGCCCATTGATCTATGGTATAGCCACTGAAAAGCTGAGACGAAATCTCAGTCATGTCTATACCGGTATAGACGTTGAGATAAATCTGATACGTGAACTCGCGGACGATAGAACCTTTAGCCTGGACATAGATAAGCTGATAGTCGATCTTGATAGGTTGTACTGTGGGCGACACGCCATTGAACGCCTGCGGCTGGGCTTGCTGCTGCGCTGGAGTGATAGGAACAGGATTTAGCGACGAGCCGCCAGCGCCGGTCAACTGCCATGCGCCAAGCCCAGTCAAAATGACAAGGCCGCCTGGCATGTTCACCATCCACTGAATACCATTCACTTCAACGGCCCATGGCGATCCAGTGATGGCATCGCTGGCAACGGCCGGGAAATGAGTATCAAAATTCAGGTATAGACCGACCTGAGAGAGCCAATATGTATCGGGATTGTTCTGCGTTGAAGCATAGACGCGTCGCTCTTGGAAATATGCGACGACGCCAGGATATGTGCCAGTTTCAGACCCTATTGTGAGAGAAGCCGTTGCGCCAGTTCCGCCGCCGGAAATCGCAACCGTGTCGCCAGATTGATAATTCGCTCCTGCATTTTGTATGTACACAGAACCTATGTTGTGTCCAGGCGACGTATAAAGCGGCGTCAGAACTGCGCCGCTTCCAGTTGATGTCGTTATCGTCGCATTAGTCACGAACGGACGATTATAACCAGAGCCGCCGCTTTTGATTGGCGCGGCGATGATGGCGCCCCGCGAGAACGGGGCGTTGTGCTGCGGTATACCCTTTGCAAAATCAGGAGCGATCCCATTATTCACAAAAGTTGTGCCGACCGTTTGGCCAATAAGGCCCGCAATAAATGTCTGCGCCGGCCATTGAGTATTGTCCGATGAACCCGGCGGCGTCGGAGAAGACAGCGGAACCGCACTCTCGGCATAGACGTTGTAATAGGTTGCGTTTTTCACCTGAGACCAATTTAAGGTGTCAGAAAAAACCTGATCCTTAGATGGATTGCCATTTGAATTATACTGCCCGAGTGGTCCATTGACATTGTAATATCCAATCGGATCGCTTTCCTCGTTGGTAGTCGCATCTACCGCTGTCACGTAATAATACACGACATAAAGTTGAAGGAAGGTTAGCAGCGGCGAGGAAACTCCAGCAGTCAGAGCTCCTGGCGCAGATATGCCGGCCCCAAAAGAAGCTGGCGCAATCGTCCAATTGTTGTCGGCAAACCGCGTCAATTCCATCGGCGCGTATTCGGTCAACGTCACTTGATTCCAGCAGCACAGCGACATAACATCTGCTGATTGCGTGTATTTTAGGTACGGTAGATCAACAGCCGCATATGGCGTCGTGAGTGTGTAAATTCGCGCTGCCGTGCCGCCAGATGTGAATGCGGGATATGATGTCGTGTCAATCGCATTCCCAAAAACATCGAATATGGCAAACGAAGTCGATGTCGCGCTGCCGACCACAACCGTTCTGCCATTTAGCTCGGTCATGCCGCCGATGCCCGAAAGATAAACCCAGTCCCCATTATTATATGACGCCGCAGCGCCTGAAGTCAGGTTGAACTCTGCCCCCACGCCGCTGCCGCTGGTGGATCCTTGAGACGCTGGATTTGTCGGATAGACAGAATACGTCCCGGCTTGAATGACTGAAACCGTAAGCGGCGCAAAAACGCTATATCCAAAAATAGCGCCAGTGCCAGAGCCAGACGTTGACGCCTGGGTCAGCACGCCGCCTGAGGGATTGGCTGTGAATGAGCCGGCCGTGGTTACGGTCACGGTTCCGATACCCATAACGAGGCCCAACGTAGCGCCTGTCAGGCCGCCGCCGGTAACTGGCGCCGATGCAGGACTGGTTGGGTTTACGGTATATGATCCTGCCACCGTCAGAGAATTAACCGCCGTGATACCGCTGCTATTCGAGGCCGTGAAGGTTACGCCATAGCCGCTTCCGCTGGTTGCAGCCTGAGCCACAGGATTTGACGGAAATACAGAATATTGGCCATTCGATGTGAACGTTACCGCTGATACGCCGAACAACCCCAGGAAGGTTGCGCCTGTGCCGCTTCCAGATGTGGCGGCTTGCGTGAATGTATTGGCCGATGGATTGGCAGTGAATGGCGACGACGACGATATGGTGACAGTTCCGATTCCCATCGTCAGGGCCAGCGCCGCGCCGCTCAGGCTTCCGCCCGTAACAGGCTCGTTGCTAGGCATGGTGGGATTGACCGTATATGATCCAGCAACAGTCAGAGAGTTGACGCTAGATATCGAGCCGCCCGCACTGATGGTCACGCTGGCTTGAAATTTTGTGCCAGTTCCGGTTGTCCCTGTTACGGTCGCCGTTCCAGGAGTGCCGCCGGTTCCTGCCGATGCGATGGTTGGAAGCGCTGATACCGTAGTCGTCGCAACTGCGGCTATGGGAGCGGCTGTAGTGGCGCCTCCGCCAAGGGTTACTGTGTTGCCGGGAGCATAGCCAGAGCCGCTGATTACTGGCGTAAGGCTCAACAGGGCGGCGCTGATGACCTGCACAACAGCAGGAGAGCCGCCAGCGGAAAGCGTGCCGCCAGCGAACGTTATGCTATCCCCTGGCGCATATGAACTCGTCACTGCGCCGTTATTCTCTGTGGCCGAGAGAGACGAACTGATTGTCACTATGGCCTGGAATTTTGTTCCTGTACCCGTTGTGCCAGTAACCGTCGCCGTGCCTGGCGTACCGCCTGTGCCCGCATTGACTATTGTAGGCAAGCTGGTCACGCTCGTCGTGCTGACCGTGACAATCGGCTGGATAGAATACGTACCGCCAGACGTGTGAATGGTATCGCCTGGAGCATATCCAGTGCCCGCAGAACTAGGCGTCGTACTAAGCAATTCTGTCGTGAGCACCTGAAGCGTGGCGGGGGTTGTGAACGTACCGCCTGCAATGGTTACGATGTCGCCTGTAGCATAAGACGAGACGACATTGGTGTTGACAGGCGTTGCCCCGGTCGTGCCCGTGGCGGTGACAGAAAGAACCGCCGGGCTGGAGTTTGTTATGCCCGTAATTGCGAGCGGGGCCTCAGTGATGAACGCGCCATCCGAGATAACGCGCATGTACTCATCGCCAAACTCCAGCACCAATCCTTGATCTGTGGAGAACTGGAAAGGAATGAGACGCGGCGGCAGTCCGTCACCATTTCCCGTCTGCTTGGAATATCCGACGAAAGCCGTACCAGCGCGAGAGTTGGCGCCACCACGGTAGTTGACATACATATTTCTCATTGTCGAAGCGGACGATGAGAATTTTGTTAAATCCGTTCTACCCCAAAGCTCAGGCGACAGCTCCCCGGAGACAAATGAATTTTTGATATATGGGACTGCCACTAAAAATTGCTCCCATCCGCGAAACCGCACGAATCCCAGCCGCCGCCCCAACCGCCACCGAGACCTTCATTCCCCCAGCCGTATCCTCCCCAAGCGCCACTCGACCCGCCGATACGCCTGGTGCGCATCCAGTCTACTGGTATATCACTCGAAGTGGCGGCTTCGTTGCCATCAACAAGCCGGGCCTGTTCAATCTTTGACTTGGTAATCTGGATCTGTTGATCGCGGATGGCGAGACCGAATTTCTTATCCTTAGTCAATGGCAATGCCACCTCGCTTGCCAGATATGCCACAAGAGCCGCGCGGAATAGCGAATCCCATGTCGATGGATATAGCATCAGAGCGGTGTAAACGCATCTGGCAAACTTAACGTTGGTCAGAATGACAGTGCTGCCGGCCGGGCTCTCGCCTTGGGTTAAGCCATAAAGTTGTCCCGGCGCTGACGCATAATTCGGGTCCGTGGCGATGACGAACGGCGCCGGACGCTGACGACGCCCCACGAAAGGCGGCTGCCCAAGCCCGGTTTCGATGGGGAGGCCGGAGTTAACTGGCTGGATATTTCCCGGCGGAACATTGGTTGTGACTTGAAAATCCCAGGGTATAAATCGGACTTTCATGCAGTCGTCAGGATAACGGTACTCATAAAGGTAGCCTGACGGGACTTGGTTCCCGACAATCGGAGCGCCTACATTAGTAACCTGATTACCATTCGTTGGCGTGATGAGTGTCGCGTCGGCCAGGAGTTCTAGCCTTGCCTCCTTGCGGGCGAATGCCCAATTTGCCGAACGCAAGAGTTGGCGAAGGCAATTCCCGTAAGCCCTCAGAATCACCTGTGCCTCGCGCGACCCCTCGCTGATGTCGCCGAGAACGTAGTCCGATCCTATGGCATCTAAGACCTGGCTAGCTATTGCTGACGGTAAATTGCTCATCCTCTTGTTTGCTCCGCAACAATGGCCGCCGCCATCTCATCCTGGCCTGCGGCCTGGGCTGTTTGCAGGTTCATCAGCGCGGGTGCCAGACGGCGACCAAGAGCAGCAGCAAGCGCCTCTGTAAAATCTGGTTCCCAATCCAGAGGGTTTGTCGCTTGCCCGGTGTATACGATGATGCCGGGGTACACATTGCACAAGATCACCTTTTCCAGCTCTGACAGAGACACGTCATTGTCGATCGAAAACTGATAGGGCTGCGGGTCGAAGTCTGGAATGAAAATCGGCGTATTTTTAACCGCGCGGATTTTAAGCGCATCGGTGGGATAAGACACCTCATACAGCCACGGTATAGGCGGATAGGCGCTTGACCATACGATGGGCGGGACATAGCCCATGGGAGGCGCCTGCTTTATGATGGTCATAGCCACATTGCGCTCGGCAAAGGACCAGTCAAAGCTTCGCAGCAGTTCATCGCGCGTCTGGGAGTAGATCGTCAGCGCAAGTTTGGCCGCGAGACTGCCTTCCCAGACGCTGCCTATTCTTTGCTTGTATCCGATCCTAACCAGGGCAATGTTTATAATATCTTCCGGCGAGCTGACAGATGAAGGCATTAAACGTCACCCCTTTGCTCGCCCAATTGTTCAAACTGGCTTGCGCTTTGCAGCAGCGCCGCCGATGTGTCGGACTTGCCCGCAATCGCCATGGCCAGTTTGGACGCCAGGAGGCGCACCACAGCCTCGGTAAACAGCGGGTCCCACGTGCTTTCCTGCGGACCGTTATTGTATATCAGATTTCCGGTTGCGAGGTTGGCAAAGATCACCTTGACCTGAGTGCCAGAGACAACATCGTTTCCGATGGACCAGTTAACGGGCAACGGATCATTCGGATCACTTACAGACGTTGGCGCAATCTGTAAAACCTCAAGGCAATTCGCGGGATACGTAAATTCATACGCCCACGGGAACGGAGCGGCATTGCCGGTCAGAACCAAGGCTTGCGTGTTGCGCGCCAAATCCCAGCCGAATTGCCGCAGGACCGCAGCGACGGTTGGCGCATAAACCTGGGCTAGCGCCACACCAGCCGGAGAAGCGTCAAAACTCGGCGCGCCCGCGCTTACCAGCGGCTGGTTATCTCCCAAGAGCTGTATGGCTTGGTTAGCTACATTTTGGGATGTCTGATTAGCCATTTATTTGCCTGCGACCGTCCATGAACTGCCGTCGCAGTATGCCAGCACATGATTGCTCCCGCTACCGGTAATCGTCGCGCCCCATGTGTTCGTCGTGCTATCAGAAACCGGTCTCAACTCGCCCTCGATGCCAGACACGCACGTTGCCAGGGTAGAGAATGTGCCTACCGCCGGCGAGCCTACGGTCAAAGCCGTTCCGGCAAGTGTCATCGACACATTCCCGGAAGCGAGCAGGGAATTAACCGACTGGCCGCTAAACGTCACGCTAGACCCGGTGAATGGAAGCGTATACGTGTTGCCATTGATGATGAACTGGAACGGCAGAGAAGCAGCGCCACCGCCAGCACCATAGGCAATCAGCGCCCCGCCCTGGGCGTTCGGGCCGAAGCATAGGTAATGATATCCAGTTGAGTTCGTGATCGGCGCGTCATAGTCGCAGTTATTCGTGCCATAAGGGCCAGTCCCCGCATTAGCAAACGGCGGAGTACCAGCTCCGCGTTCGGTCATGCCGAGTTCACTCAACCCGATGCCAGGACCGCCACCAGAAGCCGGGCCGCTATCCATGACGATCGGCTGCTGCGAGTACGGATTTACGTACATCGGCACATGACCGGCGGAGATTGCGCCAGCTTGGAGTAGCGTCGATTGTGCGTGCGCTGCGGTGCCTGTGACCGCCAGCGCAAGAAATAGGAAAAAAGCGCGTAGAGCGGTCATATTTGGCTTCCTAATCAGTCGTATTCTTGATTCTCTTCGTCCTCAGATTCAAGGCACATATCCTCAATCTGAAACTCCACGCGGCATCTTGGACCGCCGTCGCTATAACTCGTCGCGGCATCATCTGATATGCTCACGCTGGTAATCCGTGCCAGGGCATGGATATGGACGATACCACCAACGAACGCCTCAGACGGGTCAATGTTCAGCTTCTTGAACTCGTCCTGTGTTAGGCAAATCTTGAGACCGTACGGATAGTCAGGCGTTGGGCATGGCATAGGAGACGTGAAGTCTTCCTTTTCCTCGTCGTCCATCTCCATGCTGACCATGGGGTAAATCTTCATGCCTATTACTCCCCAGCGGGCGCGGCAGGCATGGCAGGCGCGGCCGGCGCGGCGGGCTCTGCACCCTGGCCCGGTGCGCCAGCCATCATCTCGGCGTCCTGCGCGTCATCCAGAGCCTTGTGATCAGCCTCATGCCGAGCCGCCATCTTGCGATGTTCTTCACGATGATTGCCAT